CGGTCGGCGATGAACAACCTTGTGGAAGTTCTTGCCTATGCCAGCCATGTTGCGCTCTGCCATTTCTTCAAGGGCCCAGTGGGCTGGCAGCTCTTTTGGCATTGGGAGGGTTTTCATTTCGCCACCTTCCAATCCATCGCAGTGACAAGCATCATCGGCGCTGACATCAGCGACTGCAAAGATCCGCATGCGGGGCACTGATGCTCATAGCCTTTACCGGGAGGAATGTACAGTCCACCTGGCGCGTTGTGCTCAGGGTGTCTGCATGTCATGTCTTTTGGGAGATCGAAGAATTTGCCTGGCATTTCTTGCCCCTTTCATTGGTTGATGGCTCAATGTTAAGGACAAATTATCGTTTTGGCAATATTTAAAGCACTTTTATTTTGATTTTTTGGCTTGTGTGGGAATCCTACCTCTGGTAGCAGGATGGAGCATCAATATGCACACCGGGCCTCAGCCTAGGAACCGCGAGAGACGGTCGAAAGGTTGCACCCATTTCACCCCTGAGTGCGCCGCCTGGCTCGGTCCAATGCGGGTCCGCTGGCGTCGGCTATAGCTGTAGCCTTGGTGACGCTGCGCTTCTGTTGATCTGGCTTCCCCTGGCTGGACTTGAACCAGCGACATAGCCCATTTCGCAGAAATAACCCGCTACTCCGCGCCCTTCTACCAACTGAATTACAGGGGAAATAATTCTCAAGGGTGATGACTGGCCCCAATTTCCCGACGCCGGTAATCTTGGGGGTTGCTTAACTGCGCATTACACGGTTGTTGTGCCGCGACATTGCCAGCCATCACTCTTCAAAACCATCTTCTAGGCGGGCTGGCAGTGATCCCCAGCTTTCACCCGCTTCGACTCACTGCCATGCAGCTACTACAGGTGCTACGGCGTCACGCATCACATCTGCGCATTCCGTCTAGAAGATGTGCCTGTCTTTCCAGGCTGTCAACCAATTTTCAAGGCGGGTTTGGGAGTTGTTGGTATCAACCCTTCATCACGGCTTCACTTCCCGCTGGCCTACACGTCTTTCCGTAGTGTCATCCACTGGCATTGACTGTCTGACGTATGAATCGCTTGTGGTCGCTTTCGCTCTCGCAGCGCTTCGGTTCTCAGTATTTCCAGTGATGACTCAATAGTGCCAAACACCTATCAGCTTGTCAATAAATATTTGGCGTTACTGCAATCTTTTTTCCATCCTACGTAGCTTTTTCCCCATAACTCGCTTGTACTTCTTGAGATAGTCCACGTCGTAGCGCGTCACCTTGGTTTGAGCATAGAGCCAGTCCACGCGCTCTTGGCCAATCTTGGCGATTAGGCGCGGAGTGTAGCCCGCAATATTCCCGCTGTTGTGGTGGTTGCAGACAGAGCAGGCCTTGTGAATGTTCCACAGGTTGAATCGCACTGCCGAAGCGGCCCCCACACTCCGAAAGTGCGAACCATGCCACTGCCCTTGCCAGTTGGCCGGCTTGTCGCAAGAGATGCACCCGTCATCAATGTCGCGCAGCCGTGCGATCTTGTTGACGATGGCCTGGCATTCTTCACGCCACTTAGTGGGAGACTTCGCGGCCTCCTTCCGCCTGGCCGCCTCTGCCCTATCGGCCTTCTGGCGCATTTTTTCCTGCTTGGCTACCTTCCTGTCAGCCTTGAGCTGGCGCGCCGCAGCGAAGCCCTCTATGCACCCCCCATGGATGTATTCACCCTCTGCCAGCTTTCCTTTGCAGTGCTGGCAGAGCTTTCGCTTAAAAGTCACTGAAATCCTCCGCGTTGATGAAACTGAAAATACCAAAAAGAACCGTAGGGGCCAGCATAAGCCACCACTGGGGAACGCTATTCAGCGCCAGAACGAAACTGCACGCCATAGCTGCAAAACAGAGCCACTTCATTCAATCCCCCTTGCTGGCGCAGCGCCAGGCCTTGAACAAAGCATAAGCGCTCCATGCCCAACCCGCATAGTTCGGCAAATGAGGCGCCATGAAAATGATGGCGGCTATGCACCAAAAGTCCCGCCCTCTCATCGCCGCACCATGATCAGAATCAGGTCGCACACGACGCACAGCGCTGCTACGCCCAGGAACCACGACCACACCGGGTAGTGCATCCAGGCCAGCAGAGCTGCGCATAGCACTGAGGCTATTGCTACTTCTTTGGTGTTCATTGGATAGTCCCAAAAATCTGAGCGAATGTGACTTCCCAGCTCCCTTTTGCAAAATCCCGCTGCTCCGGGCTCATGGGCTCCAATCCCCGGTCAACCTGCGCATTCCGATAGCCGTGCCAATAGCTTGCGCTCTTTTGCGTGTAGTCCATCGGGATGAATCCCATGCCTCCGCGATAGCCTGCCATGCACTCATCGTCGTTCAAGTTCGCCAAATCGGTGATTGGCTCAATGTAGTCGCTCATGATTACCTCTCTACTGCGTGAAAAACAACATCGTTATCTGCCGCCCAGGCCATGACGAACTCTGACAGTTCGGCGCATTCGGCTTTGGTCAGCTGGCTGGTCTTGCGGAAAACGATGTCTACCCCATTGCCATCTAGTGCTGGAAGGATCTCGATGTTCTCGCCGCGCGTGCGGAGCCAGGATGCAACCAGCAGTCGCTTCCACGTATCCACATCGCGCTTGGCGCCGGCCCACTCAACCTGCTTGCTTATCTCGGACAGGCAGGCGTGCAGAAGTCGATTCTGGGCATCGCTGCGCTTCTCTGGGCGGATTTCCAGCGTTAGCCTATGTCCAGCCATCACCCAGGGCTTGGCGAAGTTCCAGGCATGCAGGATTGCCTTGTGGGCCTGGCGAGGCTCGAATAGAGCCAGGCTGATGCGATCAGTCATATTCAGATGACCCATGGTCATGCACGGGGATGGTGATCATGGCCGGTACGCCGTCTTCCAAGTCAATCAGCTTCTGAAGGTATAGCACCTGGTCCATGGCCTCTTCCTTGGCGTGCTGGAGCCATTCCCGGCGGGTCAACTTGGCATCATCCATGGATACGCCGTACTTGAGTACGCCGCGCGCGCCACGGTCAGCAAACTCCGTCGCCACCCTGGCTATCAGTCCGTCTTGCATGAATACTGCTATTGGTTCGGTCATTGCTTTTCCTTCGACTTCGGCTCTTTATTTCCAGCTGTTTCAATCAAGAAATACCCAAGCGCCAGCGTTGTTCCTAGCGCTATTTGCTCAAACCAAACCATTAGGCATACAACGGCGAAATCGGTGGCAGCATGGTAAACGCCGAATCCTACTGGCCTCTTTTCCTTGAACCAGCTCTTGTCCCCAAGAATCCCGATTAGAACGCGGGCAACCCCAACAAACCACAAAACAAAAAGAGCCACGCGTCCAGCGCCCTCAAACTCCAGCGCAAGCCATGCATAGAGCGCCCACGCAATCAATAAATCGGCCGCTACTGCTTTGATCCAATATTTCATCCCCTCACCCCTTCCTGTTGAGCCAGGCATCCCTGGTCTTGATCACATTTGCCGGTGCAGCCTGGTGGCTGTTGCATGCGTGGTGTGGCGGCAGGAACCTCCAAGATGGGCCAAACTCGCATGGCGCCATGTGGTGCTTTGCCATCGGTGTTGTTTGGCCGGACGAGTCCTTTAGCTGCCAGTGTTTGCAGGTTGCACATGTCACTGGGCCTCCTTGGAAAACTGCATGGCAGCAGCGGTTCGCACAATGGCGCGGCGGACAATTTCTTCATCAGAACGCCGCGGATTGAGCCTTGTTTCCTCTAGCCGAAAATCCATCCACCATCTTGAGTCAAACATATGCAATTTGACCGCTAGCCGCAACGCATCGCCGTCGTCACCCAGGGGATTCCATTTCCGAGTGGTAGAACGCGCATCTTCGTTCCACCACTCGAATCCATCCTTATCGCTATAGGTGAACCATGGCGAATCACTACCTAGAGTTATCCCTGCAGCCTTGGCAGCGAGCTCCAACAATTCACGATCAGTCATGCTGCGACCCTCCCAAACTTGAGCAGGAACGCACCGGTAAACGCGGCCATGCTGCCAGCCATCATGCTTGGCCCCTTAAACTTCACATTCCACTCGTCCAGAGCCTGGGCCACTCGTGTGCCAACCTGGATGATTGCGCCGCTTGGCAGCATGTAGATTTGGTTTTGCTTGATCATTTTTTCCTCGGTTTCAGTTTTAGTTCCAGGCCTGGCGGCCCTCAAGACCCATGGCAATTCGAGCTTCACGATGCGAATAGCGGCTGACGGATCGATCATCACGCTCAACGCGGTACAAAATTCGGCGCGCCCAGTCTTTCCCATCGTTTCTGTTTTGCAGATCTACCTTGACAGGCTCAACCGTTGGTGCCGGCAGGGCGGTAAATCCCTGCTCCTGGGCATAAGTCTTACGCGGCATAGCTGCATCGCAGATCTTCAGGAACTGGGGAAGGTTTGGCGGAAATTCCGGGTGATCGCTCGTCAGCCTATTGGCCGCCGTCTCGATGACCTGGGCCGGGAACTTGCTCAGCGCCGCCTCCCAGACCTTCATTGCCGCCCGAATCCCAAGATCACGTTTCTTCGCGTCTTTTACCCCGGTAGAAAACTTGCTCAGGAACAGATTTCCGTAGGAGCCCTGCATGTGGATGAACAGCGCTTTGACGCCTGGCGACACTTGATCGCTGGGCGGAGCATCTGGCCTTGCGTTTTCCAGGACCAAACTGCCTGATTTCGATAGATCCATCATCGCCAGTCTCCCAATATGGTCGCGTATGCATCCTCATGCCTGTTTTTAGGCCCGTGGTGCGTTTTATTTCCTCCACCCATACCCTCGCCTACCCTTGGCTCAAATAAACCCTGCCAGCCCCCTATAGCGGCGCTCTCAAGGGCTGCTGCATGGTCAATCCCTGCCTCTCGCCACTTTGCCAGCTTGTCCACGGCCATTTGCTTCTGAGCATCAGTAGCCTTCTTCCGCTTCGGCGTGGAGTGCCATGCATCCCAATGAACCCGATCAATCCAATCCGGCAGGACAAACGACGAAGCGCTTTTGCGCGCCTTCTTCTCTGCAGTAATCTCTGCAGTAATCTCTTCTTTATTACCGACTTGCGTTTTCCGCTCTCCGCCAACTGCGTTTTCCGCATCCCGCCAATTGCGTTTTCCGCAGTTCCCGGATTGCGCAAAGCGCATTTCCCCAATTGCGTTTTCGTCGTTCGGAGAAGAGCGTTGATTCCAAACATCAAAAGCATGATCCACAGCATCAAGATCGAGTTTGTAGTAGATGCGGTGTTGGAGGCGCTTGTTTTCCTCGATCAGGACGCCCATCTCTGACAAAATCTTGCGAGCCGTGGCCTGTTCACGGTAGGAAAGTCCTGTCTCTTCGGTCCATTCCTCGGCCGTCTTGAAGACCCCCAATTCATCGTTAGTGCGAGACTGCCAGTAGTGCAGCTGGGAGAAAAATATGGAAGCGTTCACACTGCCAAAGAACCTTGACAGGCGCGGGTAGTAGGCAATGGCTCGGCCTACGTCGGCCATGGATGATGTGAGGCTCATTTTTTCTTCCAGATTCGATATCCATCAGACATGAGCTCTTCGCCGCTCGCATCTTTAACTACCTGCAAATATCCGCTGGTCTGCAGCTCTGGAAGGCGTCGGCATACTTGCTCCACGGTAAGTCCGGTGGCGCCGCTCATGTCCTTTGCTGTCATCGATGTTCCAGGCTGAATTGAAGCCAGGATTCTTTCCTTTTGCTTTCCTGAGAACAGTGCAGATCGCTCTGCCGCTATAACGCTGGTGATTGGATCGCTTGCTCGAACGTTTTTCATGGCATTGCACCTTTCAAAATTTTCTGGGTCTTGAGGAATGAGGCTTTAGCTTTTGTTCCGCTCTCGATGTAGTAGCCGTGGTAGCGGGGATTGGGGTCAACCTTAGTCAGTGGCTTGACCTGGTTGATCTTGCTGGCCAAGGATTTGCTGGGGATGGTGAACGCGTTCATTTCTTGCGGCTCCTTACGATTCCGGTATGGTCTGGAACTCCCTTTACGCGCTTCTTGCGGCCCAGGGCAATCAGCCCCATTCCGATGGAGTAGCGCGGATCGGTTGTCTTGCCAGACAGGATTGCTGAAATAGTGCCTTGTCGGCACCCGATGGCCTCAGCTACCTGGACTTGGGTCAAGCCCTTATCCATGATGGCGGCTAGGTATGTTTTCCATGGGATGAGTGTGATCATGTGCCATATCTTATCAAGCTCTTGTTGCGTCGGCAAGAATCTTTTTTAAAAGAATTTGCAAAAAGTTCTTGACGACCGGAATTAATTGGTTGATACTAGACCCCATCGAGACACAGACATCGATGACGGCAATGACTGATAGCGGCGAAGGAATCCTGTAGCCGAGCGGACGCCAAGTCCCGCGCCTATCTAGCCCGAGGGTGGAGGCAAGCAGTAGCTTTAGGCCGGGACATGAAGCTAGAAAACCAAAGCTCTGCAGATGAGGGCTTTGGTTTTCCGAGGTGATCAACATGACAAAACGACTGAACATTCTCCAGGAGTCGCTTGCCAAAAAGGAGGCTGCTGCTGACTCCAAGATCGCGGCGCACTTTGAAACCGTCAAGGAGACCAACGGGCAGCCCCTGAACGACAAGCGCAATGGTGCTGCGACCTTCCGTAAGTGGGCGAATCAAGATGCCGCCATCCGCACTGCGCTAGAAGGTGTGCAGAAGACCAAAGACGCCATCGAGCGGGAAGAAGCTGCAATAGCGCGAGTTGAATCTGTCGCGCTACCTCCATTCATCCTGGAGGCCCTTGCCGCTGGTGAGCTGACGCAATGGCGCAAGCATCCGAATCGCTTCTTCGTGCCTGGCGTGGACAAAGGCCGGATCGTATGGAATGAGGCAAAGGGAGTGCTGATGCACAGCCACCTTGCTGATGTTCCGAAGGACCAGTATCCCAAGTTCCGCGACACCTTCAACAGGTTGCGCCAAGCAAGTCTCTAACACCCTCCGCTCCCCTCTGGGCGACATCAGAGGGAAATCACAAGCGTCACGGGTTGGCGCTTTTGTTTTTACAAGGAGCGATCATGTCCCTCATCCTCACACAAACGCAAGCCGAAACGGTCTACAACGCCATGTGTGCGCTGAAAAGCGTTGGCGGCAAGGTCGATGTGATTTTTGGCACGCCTGATGACGGCCGCCGTGTCCATGAATATAAGTGGCTCACATCAGGCAAGGTTTACGTCTACCGAATGAGCAGGGGCGTCGTTATGGAAGACGAGTGCTACGCCGACCAATCCGCGTTCGCCATTGTCTACGGGCTTTCCTAACTCCCAAGCGCCCTACTCAGGGCGTCCTCAATTTATGCGCACAGGCGCGGAAGGATGAAGATGGAAGAAGTGACACCAAGCTACCGCTCTGGCAAAGGGCGCGCTGATGCGGCAAACGAGCACAGTTTGCGAATTGAGGCTGTTATTGATCTGGCATCTGCTATTGAGTGTGATCAGTTCTATCGTCCTGATGGCGTGCACGAGGATCTGATTGACGATCTTGCTGCGGGATGGAAGCCGCATTGCGATCTAAGCATGAAGCCTCTTTTTGACGCTGCCGCGGGACTCCTCGGTGATGAGTGTGATGAAGAGGAAGTAGCAGGGTCCTTTGCAATTCACGGGCTGCAGGGATACGTCGTGAAGTTTGCGCTGCCTGTTTACCTCAGGGCCACAGAAGACTCGACATCCTATTCATGGGGGCACTACCGAACCAAGTGGGTCTACGCAGATCGCTTTGAGGATGCTTGGAATATTGCGGTCGAATGGGCAAAGGAACACAAGGCTGAGGCCATCCAGGAGACTGCGGCCAAGGCAACCTCATAAGCACCCCAAGAGCATCATTTCAGATGATTTGATGCTTGGGGTACTCCTCGAAAGAGGGTCATCACTGCTGGTTTAGCTCAGATCAAGCTGCGTTGCGTATCTTCGCAGCCCACGCCCAAAAGAGCGCTGGAACGTATGCCAGAGGTCACTGCAATGGGCCGCAGTAGCCAGCAATGATGGTGAATGCCCGGGCTGACGGGCGAAACGTAGAAAGCGCGATACCGGGCCGTTCGGTTTCGTGGTCCGGTCTGGTGAGGATCGGCGATTACCAATGCGGACAGAAGCTTTCAAGCCGGAATCTAGCGCCGGCCACCCTCTTCATTTATGGGCAAAAGCGAATGCCGCCTCTGGGGGTTCCCGGGGGAGATCACGGTGCAGCGAGTAGCCCGCCCTATTCATAGAACCAGCCAACCCTGGACAATCTATTCACAAACACACTCCAGCACTACCACGCTGGATTTGCCGCCTTCGAGGTGGCTTTTTTTATTCCTGGAGAGCCCATGAACGACTTGTCCATTCATCGTGCGCTGGCCCGTGGGCAGGCGGCATGGGACAGCCGAGTCCCTGACTTCGACCCGCCAGCGCGCATGCAGAGTCTGCGTGAGCTGCAAGACGAAAACTTCACACTACGCGATCAGCTGGCCCAGCTTTTGGAAGAGGCCCGCGACCTGGCCGAAACCGCCAACCGAATTCGCTGCTGCACCGGGGATCGGATGCTGCGCCTTTGCAACGAGATCGAGGGGATTGAAGATGACGAGTGAGAAGCTGAAACCTACGCCCGGGCCTTGGCGCATTGACCGCTTCCTCGGGGCTTTGGTCGGACAAGAGGGGCGGGTTATTGGTGGCGAGGAAGATTTGCTCCTGTGCGCCGAAGCCGGAACTGTGCACCACGAGTGCGGCCTGAGCCCTCGGGAGCTGCTGGAGGGGTATCGGGAGCTGAGAAAACAGCTTGATGAAATGAGCGATCTGGCCATCAAGGTGGATAGCTGGGAATCTTTCCCGCAGAGGCCCATCAATTCCGCCTGCGCCGCTAACGCCAAACACAAGGAGGTGTGAGATGACCGAAAACGAAATGATCGAACTGGCGGCAAAGGCCTATGGCTTCACGTTTCTCGGTTGGCGGATTGCCTTGGAAGGGCCCAGTCGTCAATGGGCGGAGGTTATGGATACAAACCATGACGCGCCGATTAAGTGGAATCCCCTTGACGACGATGGAGACGCTCTAAGGCTCCTTTGCAAGCGCTCAATGCGCATCGTTGAGAACCATGGCGGTGTTTACCGCGCCGTTCAGTTCACAGTCAAAGCCGAAACCGATAATGAGACTGATCACGAAGTTGAAATCGAGTGGCCCCACACACCAGCAGCAACGCGGCTTGCAATCACCAGGGCAGCTGCAGCCTTTCAACAATGCAAGGAGGGTTGAGATGCGTTGCTTATGCAGTGAATGCGATTGCGAACGGGCAGAAGTACCAGAGCCGGAAGATCACGATGTGAGGTTCAAACGCCATGACATCAATGTCTCCAAGGATACGCTCTCTTCAAACTGGTACATCCGCGTCACTCACCCGAACGGATCGAAGCTGTACGACGGGTGGTGGCGCGACTCAGCGAATGCCACTTGGCAGGAGGCAGTCGAAGAAGCTAAACGGGGCGCACTACTGGTGCCCGCCCCAAAGGAGCCCCTATGTTCATCTACAAGCTAGGCTCAGTGGTGAGCCTCCCCTTCCCTTCTCGCCAAGCCGCAACTGATGCGGCTTTTTCTTTGTTCTCTGGGCCCGTTGGCGGGCTTGTGGTGAGGCCAGCATGACCACCACCCCCATGCTGACCATGCCAACCCGAGCACTGTGCCCCGAGCGAGGCCAGAAGCCCAGCCGCTACGTTCCGGCCCTTAAAACCGACGTAAGCAAGACCTTTGATAAGTACCGGCGCCTACAAGCGCTGCAGGAGAAGAAGTAATGCCACCCATCAAGTACATCCACCACACCCCCAAGCCGCTCTTTGTAGCGGCTTTTCTTTTGCTCGCGCTCTGCCTGGGCGCTGTGGCTAGCTGAGGAAGCATATGAGCGAGAAAACCCACTACCGGAAAGCCTTCGACTCGCCCTACCTGAGTAGCGCCGACATCGTGGAACCCACCGTCCTGACTGTGGCCCGCGTGGCCCTGGAAGCGGACAAGACCAAAAAGACCAAAGATCTCTTCAATACCGCCTTCTTTGCCGAGCGCGATCTGCGCCCGGGAGAGAAGCTCAAGCCAATGATCCTGAATGCGACCAACAGCAAGACTATGCGTCAGCTTACCGGCTCGCCATTCATTGACGACTGGCAGAACACCCGAATCACCGTTTACGTGGATCACAACGTGCGGTTCGGCAAAGAGTCGGTGGAGGGCTTGCGAATCAGCCCCTTCACCCCCGAGAAGAAAACTCTCACCCCGGCGAATGCCAAAGGCTGGGAGAACGCCAAGGCCGCCTATCGCCGCGACGGCAACCTGGACCAGGTGCTATCCAGGGTGGATATGAGCGCCGAACACCAGCAGCAGCTCGCCCAAGAGTGCGCCGGGTAGGCCTATGCAGTTCCACGATGTTGAGCAAAACACCGAGGCATGGCTGCAACTGAGGCTGGGCAAGGCAACCTGCTCCAGCTTCGGCTTATTCATGGCCAATGATGGCAAGGCATTTGGCGAGCCCGCCAAAAAGTACGCGCTGCAGATCGCCCTGGAGCTGGACACGGGCCGCAAGGCTGAATACAGCTTCACCAGTGAGCATACCGAGCGCGGCCATGAGCAAGAGCCCATCGCCCGAATGCTTTACGAAGATGAGAACTTCGTGAGCGTTGGCAATGGTGGGTTCTTCGACTGGGATGAGTATGGCGATTCGCCTGACGGGCTGGTGAACGACGACGGAGTGGTGGAAATCAAGTCCGTCACAGCAGCCGTGCACTACGCCACCCTGATGCGCAAGAGCTTTGACCCCGCCTACCGCTGGCAACTCATCGGGCACCTGGACTGCACACAGCGGCAGTGGGTGGACTTCGTGAGCTTCTGTGGGGAGTTCAAAGAGGGCAAGCAGCTGATCGTTCACCGCTTGCATCGTGACGACTACGCGGCCGAGATTGAGCGTCTGCAACAGCGCCGGGCCGATTTTCTTGGCCTGGTCAAGCAAACGCTGCAGAACATTACCTAACCAATACCCTTCGGGAAGGCCGGAGGGATGAAAGGAGCCGAAATGGCATCAGTAAACAAGGTCATCATCGTTGGCAACCTGGGCCGCGACCCTGAAATCCGCACCTTCCCCTCGGGCGACCAGGTAGCCAACGTCACCATTGCCACCACCGACCGATGGCGCGACAAGAACAGCGGCGAAAACAAAGAGTCCACAGAGTGGCATAAGGTCGTTTTTAATGGCCGCCTGGCAGAGATTGCCGGCCAGTACCTGCGCAAGGGCGCCCAGGTCTATGTGGAAGGCAGCCTGCGCACCCGCAAGTGGGCCGACCAGGCCACCGGCCAGGAGCGCTATGCCACCGAGATTCGTGCCGACAGCATGCAGATGCTGGGCCAGCGACAGGATGGCGGCAGCAGTGATGAGGGCTACGGACAGCAGGAGCGCCAAGCAGCACCCGCCCCGGCACCGCGTCAGGCTCAGCGCCCCGCCCCAACGCCGATGCCCTCCACGCCTCGCGCCCCTGGCGGATTTGACGACATGGACGACGATATTCCTTTCTCCGACCCCATGCGCCGCAGCCTCCGTCTGTATTCAGTGATCTAACCTAGGACCGCCCAAGAGGCGGTTTTTCTTTGGAGATTCGCAATGTCACCAGTAACGGAAAAGCCGCTTTCCAAGGCGGCGCAAAAGAGTGCCGAGCGCGCGGCCCGCAAGACGGATCGCATCGCCAAGAAGGCGCAAGAGCAATTGGCACTTCAAGAGCTGCGCGAGCGCGCCAGGCGCTTGTGCTCCGCCCCCCCCTCCAGTTTCCAGGCGTGGGGAGTTACACGAACGCAGGCGTTTTTGAAGTTCGTGACCATCACGAAGCACAAGGCCGCGCTGAAAACAATCAAGTCGCCGCGTCTTGCTGAATTCGTATTCCAGCTTGAGAAAGTCAATGACTGGCCGCTCGATTTCTGCCAGCACATCACAACCCTAAGCGATACAGCCGCTGATTTTTGCCAAAGTTAAACCATGCTCAAAAACACCATCACTTACCGCGTTTCCGAATCCTGGTGGGCCTGATGCCTGCTGACGACACCCTAACCCAGGCGCCCAGCGTGAAGCATGGAGACGGGGATGTGCCCTACCCGTGCAGCCAGGCTAAGCAAGCTCCCGGGGCGACTTGGTCAATTTCCTACGGCTACTGCCGCCATTCCCTGGACCAGCTAGCTGGCCGGGATGACAGGCGATGCCCGACGGACTGCCAGCACAAGGCGCCCGGGCAGGTCGCAGAGAAGTTCATTCAGGTCTACAGCGCTGAGGGCAACGCAGCGGCTGCGGCCTACAGCTGGAGGGCAAGACAACATGCCAATGCCACGAACGAAACGGGAGCAGATCCTGGCGAAGATCCAGGCTCTGGGTGAAGAGGAGTTTGATTCGCCAAGCCTAGCGGAACTGCTAGGCCTAAAGCTTGTGACAGTCAGCGAGTACCTAGGGGTTCTGCATCAGAGGCAGCAGGTACACATAGTTGGGTGGCTGCCAAGCGGCAACACCAAGCAGTTCAACACCAGGGTCTACCGCATGGGCCCCGGCGAAGACCAGCCAAGGCCCAAGCAGTCAGCCGCAGACCGCAAGGCCGCAGATGCCGCCTACTTCAAGGAGTGGTATCAGCGGCGAAAGGAGCAGCAGCCGCGCAAGTACCACGGAGCTCCCAGCTCAGTGTTTGACCTGGCGCACCACCTCTAGCCACCGCCCCCAGTGGGCCCCTATTCACAGCCCGCCCTGAGCAATCGAGGTGGAATGTACACCAATCGGATCTGTCTATGAAATATAAAAAATGCACTAACTGCGAACAGGAAAAGCCCTTGCTCGACGGATTTCATGTGTCGAGCAAGGCTTCCGATGGTCGAGCATCTCACTGTAAACAATGCGTCAATTCGATAAAGCGTGAAAGCCGGGTCAGAACCTACACCTCCGAGAACAGGCGCAAATGGGCGTTGAAGAACCGATATGGCCTCTCAGTTGAGGAATTTGAAAACATGCTGATCGCCCAGTCCGGCGCATGCGGTATCTGTGAAAAAGAACTCAAGAAGCCTCATATCGACCACTGCCATGCGACAGGAAAAGTGCGTGGGCTGCTGTGCCACCGATGCAATACACGCCTGGGCGGTCTGGATGATGAGCAGTGGCGATTGGCAGCCTTGCGATATCTGGGTGTTAAGCCATGAATTTCATTTCCATCTGCTCGGGAATTGAAGCCGCCAGTGCTGCCTTCACGGCGATTGGATGGAAGGCAATCGCATTTAGTGAGATTGACAAATTCGCCAGCGCCGTTCTGCAACACCACTACCCCAACGTCAAAAATTTTGGCGATATGACCAAATTTCGAGACTGGCCAGAAGATGTTTTTGTAAATGCGGATGCAGTGGTTGGCGGCCCGCCATGCCAAGCATTTTCTGTCGCAGGTACTCGACAAGGTCTAAATGACGAACGCGGAAACCTAACTCTAATTTATGTGGAGCTACTTAATCATGCCGACGCTATTAGAAGCAAACATGGGAAGCCGCCAGTTGTTGCTCTTTACGAAAACGTGCCCGGAATTTTCAGCGACAAAACCAATGCCTTTGGCTGCCTGGTTGGAGGACTTGCCGGTGAAGACGCTCCAGCTATCCCACCAGGGGCAAGGTGGACAAATGCTGGTTGCGTGTTTGGAGCCCAAAGGGCAATCGCTTGGCGAGTCCTCGATGCCCAATTTTTCGGAGTGGCCCAACGACGCCGCCGTGTGTTTGTTGTCGCAAGTGCTCGACCAGGGTTTGATCCCGCCCAGGTTCTTTTTGAGTGGGACGGCATGCGCCGGGATTCTGCGCCGAGCAGAGAAACGGGGGAAGAAGCTGCCGGAACGCTTGCGTCTCGCGCTGGAGCTGGCGGTTTCCCAGGGACTGACGAGGCCTGCAGCGGATACCTGCAGCCAGTAACCGCAACGCTGGATGCAAGCTACGGAAGGCTGCAGGGTGCAAGTGGCCAGGATAGCAACCATGGGCACTCAACGCTTGTGGTTCACGGCACCCAAGATCCCGACAACCTGCGCGACATGGCCCACACCCTAGGCAGAAACCAGGGGCAGGAGAACGCGGTTTGCGTGCCCCATGTGGACATCATGCCCACCCTACGAAGTGGGGGTGACAGCAAGGCCAGCCATGGCGCGATGTCTGGGGATAGCAAGGATGAGTATTTGGTGCCGGTGGCATTCGATACCACGCAGATGACCAGCGCGGCAAACCGAAGCAACCCGCAGCCAGGCGACCCATGCCGCCCGCTGGCAGCTGGTGCGCATGCGCCGGCGATTGTCTACAACACAGGAGAACGATATGGCCGGTTGGATGGCGGAGCACCGCAAAGCCCGAATGATTTGCCCGCAAGGCCTGTGCGAAGTCTGCAGCGCGCCGGATGCAGAGGTGCATCACAAGAACGAGGACTGGAAGGATCACAGGCCGGAGAACCTGCAGCGCCTGTGCAGAAGCTGCCACATGAAGGCTCACCGGTCAGGGAGGAAATGCATGCTGTGCGACAGCCCGCACAAGGGGCTGGGCTACTGCGATATGCACTACCAGCGATTCAAGAAGTGGGGCGATCCGACGGCGGTCAAGGACAACCAGTTCACGCCGGTGCGCAAGGACTTCGATCAGAACCCGCAGAAGGGGTGCCAAGTGCTGGACTGCACAGCGAAGCACCATGCTCGGGGGTATTGCAGCAAGCACGCCCAACAGGAGCGCCGGGGGACGCTGAAACAGCCGCAGACGACAAACTCCGAGTCGTCCATGGGGCAATGGCGGTAAGACGATTACTGCCCGTCGAGTGCGAACGCCTCCAAGGCTTTCCCGATGGCTACACCGCGATCCCATGGCGAGGCAAGCCAGCCGACCAATGCCCAGATGGCCCCCGCTACAAGGCGCTGGGCAATAGCTGGGCCGTTCCCGTGGCGCGCTGGATCGGCCGCCGCATCCATACCCAACTTTTGAAATTGGAGGCCACCCGTGGCTGAAAACAACTCTTCCGCTCCCCTCCTGCCCTGCCCGTTCTGCGGCGCTGCGGCTCGCATGAAGCCATCGACGCGAGGCGACTACACCTCCATCGTCTGCAACAGCCCTTGCGCCGGGCCGCTTGCCATCGTTGTGCCCAACGGCCAGATTGAGGCAGGTATTGCGGCTTGGAACACCCGTGCGCCCCAGGCAGTGGCAGCACAGGCGCCCGCAGCAGTGGCTGTGCCTGCCCGGCAACTTACAGACGGCACCCGCACGCTGCGCCAAGACTGCATCAGTTCAATTCGTGACTTCGCAAGCTCCAAGCCGGAAGAAGGTGAAGAATGGGACGTTTGGTTTGCGGCCGCGTTTGACCTGCTTGCGGCGCGCATCAACGTCATCTTTGACGAACACGCCACCCCAGCCCTTCCAGCTACCGAGCCAGGGGCGCTGCAAGAGCCTGAAACGGCTATCAAGGAAGTGATGGAGCTGGTTGCTGATCTTGAGCGCGAGGCCGCTGATGTCGGCTACGGCCACGGCTCCCAGCGCTTAGTGAACGAGAAGCGCACCGCCATCGAATCCAAGCTGCGAGCCCTGCCGGCTGTACTTCCAGCTACCGGGGATTCCTCGGCAGGTGACCTGGCAGAGGGGCCGCTAAACCCTTGGCAGCAGGCAGTAGATCACGAGCTGGTTACTGCGCACCTTGGTGTAGCAGGCACAGCAACCTCAGAAGAAGCACGAAAGGCCCTCAATGAACTGATCTGCTGGCATATCGCAGTAGCAACCGACCCGCAAGTAAATGGTGGGTTTTCACTGCAACCAGCCAAGGCAGAGGTGCAGGCAGTGCCGGTGGCGTCCACAACTGATGTTGTCTACCGCTGGCAAGCTCTGGACTATAGCGGCTACTGCTACGGCAGCAACCCGCCGAATGATCTGCCAGAGCGCTGTAACCTCACGGCGTTATACCGCCAGCCCGATGCATACCGCGCCGCGTTGCACGAGATCAGTGCAACAAGCAACCTCACGGCCACGAGTAGGCAGTTTGGTCGGCACCTCCAGCAGATCGCTCGCGACGCGCTGGTAGCAGCACCCCAGCCCCAGCCCGCTGATGCGCTGGATGCGGAGACGATCAAGAAAGCTGCGCGCTATGACTGGTTGAGCGAACAGGGAACGCTGCGAGATGACTGTCGGCACTTGCAAGCATGGCGAGTCTTTTCGATGCTTTCCAACCTGGGTGGCGAACGTGCTGATGCGGCCATCGACGCCGCCATGGCTGCAGCCCAGGAAGGCGGCAATGCCGCAAAGGAGGCGTGATGCTCAGAGCTCTACTTGAACTCATCGGCATCAGAAAGACTGATGCGCAGCTTGAAGCCGACGCGCTCTGGTGCCAAAACACTGGAGAGCCGCGCAACCCGGCGGCAAAAGAACTGTGCCGGCGCTGGGGTGAGTACGAATGCCTTGATGTGCAAGACGCTCCCCGCGCCCAGGCCAAGAAGGAGGATTGAGATGGATAAGACACAGCAACTGCAAACACGCGAATTTCGCTCGAATCTGGCGTCCCAATGCCAAGGAGCTGCGCGCAACCTCTCTTACAACAGCAAGCCCCAAGAAGGCACCGCAAAGCACCTGCTGCTGGAGGCGAGCCATGCTCTTGATGGGGCAGCCGTTCGTGTCCACAAAAAGGCTGATGGCCTTTTGCTGGTGAATGCGCGCGGCAAGGCCCGGTTTATGACATGGCGCGAGCGCATCGCTTACTGGGTTCTGGGTGGAGCTACAGAGATCCAACCATGACAAACCAGCCCGCCCCCAAGGAGGCACCATGATCGACAATACAGAAGCACGACCCGAAGCCCTGCGGCTGGCAGACCTTTACACAGCCGAGACTTGGCCGGGGGGTCTGTCGCTGAACCAGTGGGCCTTGTCCGCTGCCACAGAACTGCGCCGCCAGCACGCCGAGATAGAGCGCCTGCGCGCCCTTGCAGCAACCTGCTACGCAGGCCTGGGCGGCGAGTGTGATTTGCCAGTGATTTGGCTGGACGCGCTTAATGATGCTGCCAATGGCGAGGCGTTCGATACAGACGACCTGCTGCCATACGCCTCGGCAATCCGCGCCCAGCTCGTCGCCCAGACCAATCGCGCCGCAGCAGCCGAGCAGCAAGTCGCCGCCCTCACCCTGCGCCTGGACATGGCCAATCGACTGAACACCGATGCGCGCAATCTGTTGGCACAGCAAGCTGCCAGTGAGCGTCTGGCGAAGGCATTCCCCCAGGCTGCCGAAATGTTTCATCCGCTCTACGTCCAAGGCTTTAAGGCTGGCTATCGCCGAGGTGGCGCGCGCGGGAAGCGCTCTGTTCTGCGCCAGGTCGGCAAGCTGGTCGATGAGGTGATGGCCGCTCCTCCCCCACCTGAGCGGGAGCCGCTGACGGATGAGCAGATTGCGGGACTGTTCATTGAAATGTACGGACAAGAGCCGGTTGATATTACCGAGTTCGCAGAGGTATGCGGGCGAGTTGAAGCCGCACACGGAATAGGAGCCACCAATGATTGACCGAGACACTGTGATCGCGCTGGCAAAACAAGCCGGCGCGCTTCGATTCAGCCATCCATACCGCGACGAAGAAAGCGATTCCTGGGCGGCCAGCACAGACAATATTGAGCGCTTTGCAAAGCTCATTGAACAGAGGGCAGCAGAGAAGGAGCGCGAGGCGTGCGCCGCCGCCTGTGAACAGTTGGCCGGCATGGCCGCTACCAAGGATAGCGGAGCCTACTGGATGCGCATGGACTGCGCCTCTACCATCCGCGCTCGCGGCACTGGAGGTGAGGGATGAACCACTACGAAAAGCAGGTTCTTGCTGCGCTGGACGCTTTCGGCGGTCTGCTGACTGGAGATGTGGCCAGCCGGTGCAAACCCCTCGTGGGAGGAAGCCGCCAAAAGCATTCGGCCTACATTCGCCAGTTATTGATTGCTCTGCAAGCTGAGGGCAAGGTCAAAACTATGGACAACCAGAAGCCCGTCTGCTGGATCATCGCAAAGGACACCAATGACAAGCCCTGACCCAAGCCGAGAAGCTTTCTACGCATGGTTGCGAACCCACGAGGACGAGGTGGGCGCACTTGATGATCCCAGCGCCCTGGCGGGCTGGCAAGCAGCCGTGGCCCACGCCTCTGCCGAGTTGGAGCAGGCCCACGAGGCGCGGCGCCAAGCCCAGGCGGAACTGGCCGACATGCAGGAAAAGCGCAACCGCATCGGACTGGACATCGACCGGGCTCTGCGCGGAGAAGTAAACGAGCAGTCGCCAATCGCTGGCCGGCTCAAGCAGATTGCGGAGACAGGCCGCTGGCAGCCAATTGAGACTGCGCCGAAGGATGGAACAAACTTCCTGGCTTTGATCGGAGACCAGCCCTACGAAGCGCGGTTTGACGAAAGTGGCCGCGTCGTTCGATTCATCCACACTAATTTCGACTGCAAGCCGACTCATTGGGCGCCCCTGCCCGCAGCCCCAAAGCAGGAAGGCAGCACATGATGCGAGTCCACTATGTCAGGCGCCAGATGGTCCACAAATGCGACGCCTGGGGGATGCAGCTTTCTCCAGTGCAGACGGACCTCCTGCGCGCCACATCGTTTGGGAGCCCCTTTGGCGGGACGAGGCCTTTCAAGGTCATCTGGGAGTGGGTTTGCACTGGCGATTCCATCACCGGAGACGAGCTGGAAAAGCTCCTAGCTCGATATCCAATCTGCAACATCCTGCAGGACGATGAATTGCACTGGCGCTGCTTGCGCAAACGGGGCTCCACATGACCACCAAACGCTCCCGCAAATAGGGTGACAAATGAGCACCCTTCCGCGAACAAGACGAACCCGAGCCCCGCCAATGAGCGGGGTGATTTTTCTTGCAAAATTATCGAAATGGTGATTTAATTTGAGTAAATGAAAGGCGATTTTATGCAAAATGACGTTGATTTTTCTTGTTTGCTTGGCATGACACTGGCCTCTTGCGAGCGCATTGGCGATGAAGAAATTCTGTTTTCATCGGCCGATGGTCGCAAGTTCAAGATGTACCATGGTCAAGATTGCTGTGAACGCGTAGAGATTGAGAGTGTCGTCGGTGATTTGCAGGATCTAGTTGGCGAGCCCATCCTTTTCGCCGAAGTCAGCACCAGCAATGCCGGCGTAGGACTGCCAAAGGACATACATCCATCAGATGATGATTCTCAGACTTGGACGTTTTACAAGCTAGCCACGCGCAAGGGATGGGTGGATATCCGATGGCACGGAGCATCCAATGGCTACTACAGCGAGTCTGTCGACTTCATTGAGATTGACAAGCAGTAGCCTCGGCATCGTTTAAGGCGCGCTCAATATTCACCTGCTCGCATAGCGTGGCTACTTCTGCGTCACGCTCTCCAAGACGGCCCTGGAGCTTTGCAACCACTCCGAGGCCGGCTGTAACACGTCCGTCGAGGGCTTCGGCGAGATTTGCGAGATCACTGCGGGCAGCGGCGTCGGCGTTGGCTTGCGCACGATAAGTGGCGCTGCGGCTGTCGGCGCTGAGGTGCAGCCGCTCAAAGTAGCCAAGCTCACGGCGCTGAATGTCAGCCACGCCAGTGTAGAGATACGCCAGTCTGTCGGCGTTGTAGATCGTGTCTTGGGCATGCTTGCTTTCCTTGATCGAGGTTTTGGTGTTCTCTACCAGCGCCGCATTTGACCTGATAGATTCTTCTTTTGCTTGTTCGGCTCGAATAGAGTAAATCTGCGCGCCAAAGCGCCACGCCTGCACATTCCACGTGCCGATGGCGGCGATGGCCATTCCTAGCAAGAGAGCTGCTGCATGCGTGTAGACCATATTCACTCCTGTTCTGCTAGGCATTTTGCTTGCCTCTCAAGTTGACGAGTCCAAACGCCTTTGCAGCCTTTTGGCCCCCAGTTCTGGGGAAGGGAGCAATCCCGGCCAGCTTGCTTGCGCCAGGCCGGCAGAGCATTGCAGGCCTGGACGTATTCACCATTGATCAGATGGCGGCGCATTGAGCTTGAGCGCCAGTTGGTGATTCCGTACTGGTAGGTGAAGTCCATGTACAAATCGTACTCGCCCTGAGTGAGCTTCACACCTGGGAGACTATCCCGAAACATCACCTCATCTTTGCTCTTGTGGTTTTTCACCAACTGCAGAGCGCGCTCTTTGGTGATAGGCGGATCAGCCAGAGTAACCTGGGTGCCATCTTCGTAGACGGTAGATCCATAGCCGATAGTTGGCACATCAGCCTGAGTCGGGATGTATGCGCCAGAGCGGAATCCCTCAGCCGCAAAAAGTGCCACGATGGCCGCCGAGGACACAGACAGCGCCTTGACTGAGAAGCGCTGGCGTGGCGTCATAGCTGCTTCTCCAGCTCGCCCAGGTCAGTATCCTTGTGGTAAACCGGAGCATGGGATTTTTCCGAAAGGCTTCTGCGGAATTTACGCTCAGCCTCTCTGGACTTCATCTCTATCTCCAGGCGCTTATCTCGTTTCCAGGCCCAATACTGGGTGAAAACGAATCCCAATACCCCAACGATGCAACCCACCCAGATGCCGATCTCGGAGGCGCTGATACCGCTTACGACTGCGGTCGTGGCCCCAGCGTAAGAGGCCACATTCCCAGAGACAATGCTTCCGCTTTCCATCTTGCTCATGAGAAGGTCACTCCTAAGTCGTTGGCGCCGAAGCGTGGAGCAGGACCGCCACCGACAATGCTACGTGGCGCATCCATTGCACGCCAGTAGAGTAGATTGCTACCGACGCCAGCACTGTCACTTATGGCCACATGACCCACAGTGCCCCATGATGTTGTTGGAGTTGGATAGACAATTTCCGCATTGTTGGAGGTGCGGCCGCTCGTGCCATTGCTTGCCGTGGTGCTACCTGGGCCCTGTGTCCCAGACCATGCCGTCAGGCTACTGGAGACTGATTGGGACGTGTAGCCGCCACCTGGAGCAACCTCAGTTCCTCCGCCTGCATTGCTTGGTGGCGCCGTCATCAGGCGGACAAAAACGTTTGCCGGCCAGGAGAAGGCTTGCCCCCGGAAAATCAGGTCGATCAGGCGGTTGGAGGCAAAGTCGCTAAGGCCACCCGTCACCCCGAGGGTAAAGACCGTAGCTCCAGCCGGAACCGTTACCGGGTCCCCATTAGCATAGTCCACAGGAGATGCCAGAGGCGCCCAGCAGAAAAGATCCGTGCCGGTGAATACACCAATAGCAACCACAGTGGCTGCGCCACCAGCAGTGCCAAAGTCCCACTCAGTATTGTTGCTGGTTTGGTGACTTGCGCCTGTGCTTGCATTCACAGTCCCAGGCCCTTGAGTTCCAGACCAGTTAGTCAGATTGCGCGCCAAGGTCAAGCGCGCATATCCGGGCCAAGAAACCTCTGTAAAACTTCCGTCTGCAACCGCAGTCAGCAAGCCAATGTTCAGATTAGCAGTGAGAGGTAATGCAACCCCTCGCGTGAAATCCACAAGTTTATTTTCACCATAATCTGTGAGTTGCATTATTAGCCCCCGTCTCCACCGCCATACCCAAGTGTTTGCATATAAAGCGATGCGCTGGCCTGTATTGTAAATGGGTCAGCAGCATCACGAATTTGGATGCGCCCGTTGAACGGATCACCTTCCAACTCCAAAACAACATTTTCTGTCAGCGGCATCCATGGCGATGTACGCCACAGTCCCGCATCGGTGTATGGAATATCCGTGAACCATGGGCCCGCGAATTGACCGTCCCCAACCGATTGGATAGGCCCGCGCACTTGCACCTCGTATGCGGCGCCAATCCCTGGGGTTGGCTCTGGGCTAACAACTGTCCACATACCCGGCAGAATGGCATTCTCCGCACCCAATGTGGGATTTACGCGCTCAATGCGCATCAGGCCATCTGATTGCAGGGTAAGTTTCGGCTTCACAAACTGAATACTGGTGAAGTTCAGATTCGACAGGGCCACTGTTCCCGCTGGTGGGGTTTCGGTGCCGCCTTCTTCGTCTGGCCAGTTTTCAAATGCATCCGGGTCATCGCCCTCGCCGGTAAGCAAATGCTCGTCAGCAGTGTGCACGGCTTCATTGTCGATAACCGCAGACATCTCAAAAAGACTTGCCCCGTCGCTGCCAGTGCCGCGCGGGCGAATTGACAGCATCTTTGCAATCTCATTTGATTGAGAGCCGTGGAGGATAACGTATTTCGTCCTCTCGCTTCGGCTGTCGGACAACCGCAGTGTGAAATCTGGCGTATCCGCGAGCTGAACGCTGAATTCGTCTTCACCAGGCACTACTGGAATGGGTAGAGTCAGGCTACCATCTGGGCGCATCAAGACAATGCTGCTGCTTGGGGTTAGGGATGGCTGCTCTGTCAGGCTGAGGTTCCGGCTTTCCTCATTCCAGAATGCGCAATCTCCTGCCTGGGCCGCATTATGAAGGATGGGAGCAAAAAGAACCGGCGCGCCAAACCAAACTAGATTTGCCTGCAACTCAGTAGTCCAGCTGCAGTATTTCCGGCGCAGTGCATTCGCTGCTGCCTGGTAGAGCCCTTCTCGCTCGGCCTGGGTGGGACCGGTGATGCCAGGCATCTGGATGCGCACGGGATTTTCCATGGGAGGTTCGCCATTTGGCTTCCATCGCGGATCAAGAGGACTGGTGTAGTTCCGTCCAGGCGCAGGGCATTCCACCTCCAGCCAATCGAAGGCATTTCTGTCGAAATACTCCACGATCACCCCGTCCGCCGTGGCATCGGTCACCTGCATGTACTGGTAGCTACTGCTTTCACGATTGATGTTACGGGGGGTGAATGCAGTCACTGGCAAGTCTTCCCATTCATCACGCAGGACGGAGCGCCTGCCATTGCGACGGATTGGAGTAGTGCGGCAAACAGCGCCAATCACCTTGTCGGCATCAAAGCTAGTCGTTCGGTTATCAAAAATGTAGTCGAACCTATCCTTACGGTCTTCGCAGCGCTGAGCAATCTCATATACGCTGGCCAGGTCTATGCGCTCGGCGGGGATTCTGTCGCCGTAGGTAAGATCCATCCACTTATCCAGCAGAGCCCACATAGGGTTTCTTGTCACCACCTCATCACTAAATCCTGTCTCTGGATGCCAGGTACGTATTTTTCTCTGCCAGATGACTCCTATCTTTCTCTGATTGGCGCCGCTCATCTGCTCGCTTGCCTTGATGCGAACCTCCATGTGCGTGACATATGGGGCTAGTGGTGCAGGGTTGGCGAGATAGCCGCGCATGGCGTACCAGTTGGCCTCATCGTATAGATCAGAACCCTCTGATTGCTTGTTTGTGCGGCGCACACGTACAGCGATACGAGTGGGCGCGTCGAAGGGGAAGTAAAAGCTTCTTCGCTGAGCAGTAATAGAGCCCGCAGTGATTTTTTGCGCGGGCAAAGTGATCCAGTCTCCGAGTGGAGCGTAAGCATCATTGATCTCTCGGTAACTCACCTCAATCTCTACAGTGGCATCAGAGGCTTTTCCACTGCTCATATTTATTTTAGCAAGCCCCCTAGGAAAAACAATATCGATACCAAGACCCACTAATCGACGGCCAGGGCCGCAGGCAACAAATGGGCCAATAGGCGTTTCTTCATTAAGCGTCTGCCCATTAACTTCGATTGCGGTCACTACGGTAGGCTTTACCAGCGTTGGATGCTCGCCCGGCTTCAAAATCTTGTACTCCACATCAGTAAAAGATTTGATGTCACTATCCCCGATAGTCACTGCCCCTATATCGAAATTCCCATGACCAATTGCATACAGACCATAGAAGTATTGGTCGCCATCTGGTGATGTTTCTGTGCTGTATTCCGTATATGGCTGGGAAGCATAATCTGGAAAGCTGCGCATCCGTCCATAGCAGACAGGAATAGGAGCGCCAAGTCTTGCCTGATTCCCAGACAACGCAACATCATATGTTGGGCTTGCCTGCTGCGCCTGATTTGCATTACCTCCAGGAGCCTTTGGCATGATAACTGCGTTGATAAGTGCAGTCCCCACCAAAGTAATACCAGCCGCAACTAAAGTTGCTGCTGCACCTGTAAATCCTAGAGCCCCTGCCAAATATGGTGCGTAAACCATTACAACAATAGCAGCAATAGCGCCAAGAATGCTTCTAGATCCGCCGCCGCCGCCTTGCACCACCATGTGAACATCAATGACATCACCTGGCATGACACGGCGCTGCAGCCAGTATTCACGCTTCAGAGGCAATCCATTAGCCACGCAGACACATGGCAGCTTGAATTCTGGAACTCGTGAAACTATCAGCTCGCCTGCTGGGACGCGCATCTGTATAGGCTGAGCGCCAGGAAGTGGAGATGGGTAAACGTTTACCACCCCGCTGTAAATATCGCTAACTTCTTTTTCGAGTGTCATAACGCCATACCTCAATGTTTTTGTAGCCGCGCGGGGCAAAGTCCGCCAGGCTTTTGATGATCTCGACACCGCATAGGCCATCCGCATGGATAAGAGACATGCCACGCTTCGATTCGACCGCCACTGCGATATGCCTACCCATGGAGCCGCGCATAAGTATGGCATCTCCCTCGCGTAACGCGTCTTGCACCGGACCCCATCCAAAATCGCAGGCAATCTCCTTCATGGCCAGACCATTGGTGTGATTGCGCACATCAACCTGGGGCATGTCCAAGCCTAACCGCTCCTTGAAAACCGCGCGGGCTAGGCCCCAACAATCGTATGAGTCTGGCCCGTCTGCGCCAAGTACATAAGGTTTGCCAAGATACTTAATAGCCCAATGCATTTTTACCTCGCGCTTAGTCCTGGGTATTGGCGGATATTGTAGTCCTTGGTCGGGAAGCCCCGATTTACAGGATCATCGTAGGCGGCGGTGGCCGTGACAGACGTTTCGTTTACCTCAACATCCTGTAGCACAAGAGACAAGGGCGGGATGATGGCTGGCGCACTTGTGTCGTCGCTCACATAGACGCGCTCCACAATTCCAATCTTCTCAAAAGAGCCCATGGCCGCATCTAAACGGCCTGCAAGCAATGCAGACACACCGTCGATCTGAACATTTATGGATGGACTGGCCCCACTGTCGCTTTGTTCTGGCGCAGTCACCTGGACGGGGCATGGAATGAAAGTGACTTCTGATCCATCTTCAAGAGTAGCCTCGAGTGGCTGGAAGTCGTTTATGATCAGAATTCGTTCTTCGCCAAAGGTGCTGTGCGTGATCTCGTAGGTATACATAATCACGCGATCAACCGGCGAAGACGCTGCAGCCTCGGCATAAGCATCTGCCAGAGATAGCCCGTGTTTTTCATCCTGGTAGTTCACTATCGAATCTCCATCTGCAGGCGTAGCTTGTTGCTCATTCCGAAGTTACGGATGATCCAGTCCTTTGGCAAATCCTCCTGCCAAAGGTGAGCTATTAAAAATCTTTCTCGCTGCACCCGCACATAAACTTTTTGATCTTGAATGTAAGCCAGAACCACGTCAGATCTACCGCTATTTACTTGCAAATAACGTTTGTCATCTAAAGTTAAAAATGGCGTGACAACGCCAGCGTCAAGCGCTGTTATATCATAATCACCTATGAGCGAGTTATACCAGCGAAGATAGCTATATCCATCTGAAAGCGTGTAGACTGCGGCCCATCGCATATTTTGATCAAACGCAAATGACAACCATACTATTCTGTCTTGCTCGAAAATCAAAGTAGGCGGAGTATTAGGGGCTTCTATCATTACTGAAGCAGTATCTCTGTCAAACCAACAGCGCCAGGTCTGCAGCTCCAAACCATCGGCAGGGTTTTGTAACCCGATGCCTCCCAGCTCGTAATCTATAGTTGGCCTTTTTGGCATGTTATCAGGAGCGTATAACATACCGATTACAGGCGCAATTGATTTGATAGGGATCATTTTAAATCTCCCTGCGACCCCAAGAATATGTGAAAACCCATTGCATGGTCATTTGATTGGTTTTTGTAAACTGCCTGTCAAGCTCTATTTGGTAAAATGGCGCCGCAGATGCAAACTGAAGCCGCAATGTCTGCCAAGTGCCATTTCCTTGATTTGTACCATAGGAGAACCGAACATTCATTTTGTATGTTCCCGGCGTATATGCCGTGTCTCGGGATGCATTTGGCCCAGCGCTAACAAAGCTACCCTGCGGCGTAGATGCTGTGAAATTAGTTTGCAATGGGCCTGAGTATGCGGTAACTTCTCCGCCTTGACCCCATCCTCCACCAAAAGCCCAATTTTCTAAGTTACGCACGTTTATGGGCGCAATTCTGTAATTGTAGTTTTGATTATCAAGAGTTATGGGGCCTCCAGAAAAAATATTCTCGTTATAGTACGTTCTAAGCTCATAGGTTACTAAAAGAACTTCATCGGCCAAAATAGTTATAACTGTAGGATTTCCAGATGCATCTTTAACTAAACTGCGGCTCCATAGCTGGTTTGGCGCGCTAGAATTGCCAACAATCCCTACCTCTGTGATATTCCCCACGACAGTATTTGCGCCAAATGTATATGTGCAAGTTTGCGACCAGTAATATGGAGATCCGCCAGTAGAAGCGCTCAAGCTAGGGCTGGGCTGACCCGCAATTGGACCTATCTGCGACTGCAAATTCAAGTCCGTAACCTGCTCAGGGGTGGTGCCTGTGCCAACAACGCAACCTGCAAAAACATTTCCCTGCGGCACTCGATCAAGCCCCCAATTTGTAATAAGATTCGGGAATGTATCGTATTTTCTAATGCTTTTCCCTGTGTGTTTGCAAAACACCTCAAAAGTAAACAGACCTTCCATTTCATAATGCATATTGGGCATATTAAATCCTTGTTGCGCTAGCACTAAGAACTGCTAGCGATGTTAAAACCCCTTCAGGTTTATAATTCCGGTATGTAATAACAACATTTTTAGCGCTAGCGCTAAACACTGCCAAAGATGTTAAAACACCTTCATGTGGTATTGAGTATGTTTGTATAATTCTTCGGCTAGATGCCTCCAAAACTTCTACATTTGTTTCAACCCCTTCTGCAGGTATTGAAAATGTTTGGATAACATTTCTAGCATATGCGCTAGAAACTTCCAAAGAAGTTCCCAGGCCATCCTTTTCCCCATTATATGATGGGTCTAACTTGGCCTTTATGGCTTGTGCTTGTAATCCATCCCTAAACTCAATAGGATAAGGCGTACTGGTTAAGTACATAACCTCTACTGTAGGCAGCATCCCCCGGCCGCGTATCTCTAAAGAGCCATTTACGCGCCAGTATCCTTGGCCGTCTATACCTCCGCCAATCAAAGTCCACTCTGGAGTGGCCTTGAATCGGAAAACATTTGGCCCGCGCGACCATGGCAGGGGCCAATTGGCAGCGAACCATCCTCCACCACGCTGCTCCCACTCTACCCACCACTCCCGGAAAATGGCAGCCTGCTCTTTGGTGAATGTGAATGCATAAGTGCGGGTTCCGTGTCGGTCGCGCTGGACAGTGCGAAAGCTCTGCACGCCACCTATAGAGCCAACCTTCCGGCGCTCTGTAGGGGACACTACCCCAACCATTGGTGCAGGCAGTGACTCTGGATATTCTGAGAGAACACTACTCATTGCAAACTCACCTGTATTTCTGCGGATAGGCGTGCTGTGCGAACTGCGGATGATGTTGCCCTTAGTGGAACTTCAACTTCTGCATAGAAGGCGGTGACGCCATAGGCTGAGACGCCACCAACCATCTGCACATCAACCTCTGCCGACAGAGAAACATCACGCGACTGCCCAATTATCGGAACTAGAACCTCTGCCGATAGTGTAACCGGGCGATATGCGGCGCTTGTGGCGCTGAGTGGGATGCTGATTTCGGATTGGAACGATGTTAGCTCTGGCCCAAAGTCGCTTCCCACCCCATAAAGGATCAGCTCTGCGCTAATACGCCAGGCACCTTTTTCAAAGCCCTTGGCCCAGTGCATGAATTCGGCCTCATAGGGCGACGCAAACTGCGCGGCATACCAGACATGGCCTGGCCCCATATCTCGCACGCGCGCCGAGAACCTGCGCTCGCCAACATACAGGTCATTCTCAAACCAGCTCTCAAATTGGAGCGTTTGCAACTCAGTGAGAAGAAGCTGTACCTGGCGGCGGATTGGCGGGCGGCGATATAGCCTTCGCTTGCGGTCGTGACCCGTCGCCATCTCCACAGTGCCATATGCGCTGTCATCACTACCGGAGAATCCATCAACTAGCCATGCCGGAAGACCATCAGGCATGAGGATTTCTGGAAGGTCGTCTAGTGTGCTCATCGTCCATAGCGAGCAGTGCCCGCGCCTCGATTTAGGCCATAGGTGGTTTGAATTGAATTGGCCACTGATCCTCCAGCCATGATGTTATTGGCAACCCTATCAACAATCACATCAATAATACGATTATCCCCGCCCTGTCGCTCTGTGGCCGTGACCTTGCTATCTGTATTGTTGAACACATTAATTGTCACGCTCCCACCTGAAACAGAATTTGCCGACCCGGAGCCACGGCCTCCCATGTTATCCACACGGCCAGATTGGTTGCCCATCATTAGATACTGATTGCCGCCGACATTGAGAAGCTCCGGCGTTCCCTTCTCATTCACCCGGTACATGCTGCCAGACTGAACGGGGCCTCCGTTTGCGCGCCCTGGCAGCTTCAGTCCGAGGCCACCAGAGCCGCCCAGCGAATAATCGGTTGAGCCTAGTGAGCCAGTATTCCCAATCCCAAGGCCCCCGCCAGAACTGGAGCCGCCAGAACCCGTAGGAAAGCCAAAGTAGCTACCAAGGGCACTTCCCAATAGACCGGCAAAGCCGCTGGTTAGGCTCTTGGCGGCCATGCGGGCGATATCGCTGATGATGCTGTCGGCCAGGCTTCTGAAGCTAAATTTACCGGTCTTCACGAATTCAACTAGCGCATCCTCAGTGTTGCGCAAGAAGTTTCCGAATGCAGTCTCCGCCTGTTTTGCGGTGTTTCTCGCGGCCTCTTGATACTCCGAGATGGCACGCAGGGCGCCAATGCGCCAATCCTCATCCTGGGCCTTCTTCTTGGCCGTGTACTCGGTGTATGCCGCAAGGCTCTTCTCTTGATACGCCTTCTCGATACCCAATTGGTCATCGTAGAGCTTCTCGACGCGCGGCAGATCATTCTTGTCTGCTTTGGCCACGGCATCACGGCGACGATTCTGAATGTCCTCAATGCGGTCCGCGAACTGCTGCTCCATCTGGGCGCGTTCTTCCATACGCCCGCGCGCATCGCTACCCATAGTTGCGCTATCCAGATCTAGGGCGTACTTGAGTAACTGAGCCTGCAACTGTCTTTGCGTGCTTAGGCTGGCATTCTGGATACTCAGACTATCGGCTAACTCTTTCTCTTTCTTGGCCCGCGCATCCAGCGTGTTGGCAAGCTGAGTCGCTTGCGCCAATTGAGTTTGATTTAGAACTACCTTCTGCGCCACTATGTCATACTGCAAGCGCTCTGAAGCGGTCATCTTGCTCACCTTGTCCACAGACTCTTTGAGCTGATTCAGATACTGCTTGGCACCATCGTTGTTTTTCTGTTCCTTCTCCAACTCGGCGAGCTTATCGTATTGGGTGCGCAGCTCCGTCAATGCAGTCTTGCTGAACTTGGCCATGGACCCCATGCCGGCGAGCGCCTGACCGATGGCGAAAATCTTCTGCTCGGTGCTGGTCTTGCCGAATGCCTCAATCTGCTTTTGGACATCTGCCAAGGCATTGGCTTGGGCATTATCAGTTTTAGCACCCCCGCCTCCTCCACCCCCCTTCTTTTGCGATTGAAGAGCATCCAGCTTTTTGGCGTTTTTCTCCAGTTGGTCAAGCGTTGCCGTGCTGAAGTCCTTCATCTCCCCCAAGCCCTTGCGCGCTTGGTTGATGTCATACAGCATGCCAGCGGCACCACTCTTGCCAAAGGTGGCAAGGGCCTTATCCATGTTGGCTAATGCCTTGGTTTCAGCAGCGCTTACGTTGCCTGCGGCATTGTTGAAATTATTCATGCCTATCGCAGCCGCATCAGCCGCGCGTGCTACTTCCCAGAGGGCATTGTCAATATTCTTGACGCTATTCCTCGCCGTATCCGTTTTTTGGGCAGCCTCCGAGACGGCTGCGATGTTTTTATATTGTGATTGCGTCCATTCCTGGGACATGCCATTGGCCAGCGCGTAACTGTTGACCATCTCAACCAGGCGCGCATCCAGATCTTTAGCGCTAATTTGTTGATTGTCAAACTGTCCGGTTAGTTCGCGGATTTGCTCGCGTGCCGTGTCAACCCACTCAATACCCTTGCGGCCAGTGAAGAATGGACCGGCTATCAGCCTGTTCGCGGATACTTCGAGATCATCCAGGCCCTTGGCTATGTTTTCCGTTGCAGCGATGCGGGCCAGCTCTTGCTGGCTCTGGGTCATGTTCTTGAGCTTCTCGGCTGCCACCTCTGCAGATTGTGCAAATGCATCCAAATCTGCCTTGGCAACTTTGTTGCTGTCAGAGAACAAATAGGCTGCTGCTGCACCTGCTGCCAGCAGTGCAACTATGCCAGCAGGTCCGCCGAGCAGCGCGCCCATGCCAAGGCTAGCCGCAGCCATTCCCCGCTGAGCAGTAGCCAGGCCAGCCAGTGCGCTAGTGTGCGCAGCAGTAGCAGCCGCAGCAGTGGTATTCGATGCGATAAGTCCTCGCGTAGCGGCAGCATTAGCCACCGTGGCCGACGTGCTGGCCACCAGAGCCTGAGCCTTCTGCAGCTCTGCAGCAGCCTGTGCGCGGGCAGATACTGCCGCCTGCACGCTTGCAGCGATTCCTGCTGCAACCTGCACCACGTAGCGCGCCAATGCTCCGGCACCCAGGGCGCCAAGCAGATTAGCCACAGTGGAGATGTTGTTGCCGAAGACAAGCACAGCCTTAGACAAAACGCCCGTCGCTCCAGTAGCGCTGTTAGCCTCGCCCAAGAAAACGCTCAGGTTGTTGGACACGTTGTTGAATGCGTCCTTCAACGTGGTGGCCATGCCGGCCGCAGCAGCCTCATTCTGGGACAGCGACTGTCGTAAACCTTCCGCCAGCATAGTTGCCGTTAGTTTGCCTTCTACGCCCATCTCGCGGATGTCTTTGGCTGTCTTCTTGCTGCTCGCTGCAATATCGTCAACGATGGTGGGAACAGCCGCCATCAGAGACTCCCAAGCATCACCTTCTACGCGCCCCTTTTGCATGGACTTAGTGAAAGCCGAAATGGCAGACTGAGCGCGGTCGCTCGATGTCGCATTCTTCACGAATGACAGGGACAGAGAGTCTGTGATATCCAGTGCCTGAGAGGTCTCGTAGCCCATCGACTTAAGGGATGAGCTGGTCAGGATGAAGGTTTCTTGAGCTTCCTTCAGCGGTCGATAGATGGCATTCGCGGTCTTGATCAGGCGCTGCTGCACCATCTCAAACTCTGCCGCATCTTTCGTCGCCATCTTGATGCGCTCGGAGGTTTCGTTATACGCCTCCGCCATATTGATCAGGTTCAACACGGTAGCCCCAGTAACCAGGCCCGCAAACAGACCGCTGAGGCCTTGCATTGCTCCTCCTGCGCGCTCAGCCTGAGTCGTAACCTCATGCACTGCACTGGCGGTCTTTGTCAGATTGGCCTGCAGGCCACGCTGCGCACCATCCGCCTGCTTGAAAGTGGCGGCCAGTTGGTCAATCGATTTCTCACCGGCAGTTGCGGAGTTGACGAGCTTCGACGTGTCGCCCACCACGTCGTAATAGATGGTTCCTACATTTTCCGTCGCCATGATTATTTACCCCTGATCTTTTTGAACCATTCCATTGCATCGTCATGCTCGGCTACTGTTGGCGCATTACCTCCAGGGCCTTCTTTCTTCTTTCCCGCATCTGGAAACTTAGAGTTTAGCGCGGCGACAAGGGCAGTCATGCTTAATGCCCATGCATCTGATTGAGACATTCCAAGATGGGCAATCGCCATGGCTACAAAGTCGGCCGCTTTGAATTCCTTCATGGGCTTTGGCTGCTTACCATCGGCCGGCTTTATCTCTACATCACCAACCATTCCATGGTGCAGCATATGACGCGCCAGGTGGATAACGTGATCAATCGGCATCTCTCCCTGGATGTATTCCGGCCCTTGAAGTCGATCAATTGATGTCTCTCCAGGCACATACTCGAATGGGTCTTCTCCAGGTTCGATATGCCCGACAGCTGCTATTGCAAGTTCTTTGTCGTCAGCGCAAGCCCAAAGAACAGCCATCGCATCCCTAAGTTGCGCATTTGTGTCAGATGTTCCCATGACAGACTCAAAGATACCAACGACTTCTTCAGGCGTCCCCAGGCTGGAAATATTCAGCAGACTTGGACGGAAAATCAAAAAAGGGACGCGGGTCCCGTAGAATCCCGCGTCCCCGTGTGCCGGGATGTGTTGCATTCGGGCTTATTGGTTGGTGATGGTCACGACAGAGGTTGCCGACTTGGCCAGGTCAACGGTACTGGTTGCGGTAATTGTAGCGCTGCCATCGGCAACAGCCGTTACCAGGCCGGTAGAGCTGACAGTAGCGATAGATGGCGCCGAGCTGGTCCAGTTCACCGTTTGCGTGGCCTCTGCGGGCAGCGCGGTAGCCGTCAATTGAACCGTGCCGCCAGCAGTGCTGATAGAAGCAGTGGTGGGGGCCACGACGACGCTAGTCACTTCGACCGCGCTTGGCGTGTCTTCCACGATCAGGCCAAAGTCGGAGCCGGTGGCCATTGCTTCCAGGGTGTAGGTAACAACGTCGTCGTAAGGCGCGCTTCGGCCCAGGTTGGACAGCAACATGAACGCGGTAAACGTCAAGTCGGGGAACGTCATGCGCATCCACACCAGAGGCTGACCATTGGTAGCCACGGGATTGACGAAGTGCTTCGTCAGCTCCTTGAGGTTGTTTGCGCCGGATGCCTTGGCCAATCCGTCACCCGAGATCGTCAGGTTCTGGAAGGTGGCCAGATTTTCACGCAGCGAGCCTTGGCTATCACTGTCAGTGGTATCCGTGGTATCCCAGGTAAGCGCGAACTCCTTGGTGCGAAGGGAGCCAAAGAGCTTCCAATCCGCTTCCAGCGGAAGTGTGTCACCGCAGCCGATTGCATATTCCAGGACTACATCCCGGCCAACGTATTTTTCTGTTTCGCAAGCCATGTTTAAAACTCCTTCAAAAAATCAGTTCAAAATTTAACTGTGCCCACGGCCTATTTTCTTGAGTAAGCCCTGGCCCCATCGCAGCACCCAAAGAACGCACATTCGCCGCGCCGCAAGGCATTATCTCACGCCTGATTGCCGCCTTAATCAGCAGGTCGGCGTCGCTCATGATCTTGTTTTTATGCTTTTTCCCGTCCTGCGGGCCAAGAAGCACGACGCGGTAATTCGCATTCTGAACATCAACTACCGGAGCGCCGCCCGACTGCTGCTGGATCGAAACGATGAATTGGCCCTTATTGTTCGCGTTATCTTCCCATGGCCCAATCCATGGAGCATAGTCCGGCAAATAGACAGAAACCCACTGCTGGAAATCAAGAAGCATATGCAGCCCTCAGAATGGCAGGCACAGACCCCATGATCTGCTCGAAGCCCTTGACCAGGAATTTCGGTTCTGCGTTCGGGTCCCAGTAGTTGCCTTTCCCTGTTCCGCCGCCAAAAGCAACCGGACGCTGCGGTCCGGCAGACGAATGGTTAGCAGTGCGCCCGAAATGCGCACGCGGCTGGCCCTTGAGCTTGCCCGGCGCGTCATGCACCCACTTGGCATACTCAGCTGCGTAGCCTACGCGTCCCTCACCAGGCTTTACCATGACGGGGCCAAAGGCGCTGTTCAGCAGAAATCCGGTGTCCATTGGCGCCATCAGAGCAGCCATGGTCTGGCCCTGCGACAATACGGCATAGATGGCCCGCTGAGTCTTCTTACCCTCGATGTCATTGATGGCCTGCTTGAGATTCAGCTTCACGCGCTGTATGTTGCGTACTGGCATATCAGGTCACCAATTTGTAGTCTGGGGTGTCTTCAAAGGCGGTCATCTCCCAGAATGTCTTGTCCAGGATCTCACGCTTCCCATCCGATCCAACGAACTCGATCATGTCGCCTTTCTTTGGGCGCCCGTCTTCAGTGTAGATAGTGTGCGTGGCTACAGTCTCCCGGCCGCTGTTTGCCGACGTGTAGACCTCTTGCTTTTCCATGGCTGCCACATTGCACATGATGTCGTATGGAGTGCCGTATTGGATATCGCCAGAAGCCCCATCTTCGCTAATGAATGGAGTCACCGTTGCCGGGTAGGTGTAGCTCCAGTTTGCAATGCTACTCATGGCACCCTCCTCGGGCCACCCACAAGCCGGCACGCGCGGGATTAGTCGGGTCAGGAGGTATCAGGCTCGTGGTGCACCCATGCACATCAAGTCCATGCAACAGCGCAAGCATCCCGCGCCACCGATCCGCAAAGCTGTGGTATCTAAAGGACCGGGATGCGCCCGATGGCGCGTGCTGGCTAGCAATGTACCTGTCACCTTGCCCGTATGCCATCAGAGCCAAAAGGTAGCATTGGATCAACAGAGCCACGCCCTCAGAGTAATGCTCGTCCAAGCAATCCTGAATCTCGTTCAGTAGCTCCACCCACGCGTCCAGAATAAAGTCTGGAACAGTATTGATGCCCTGAGTGTTGAGGTACTGCTGAGCTTGTTCGGTCGTGATCATTTTTGGCTATACCTCGTATGTGGCCGCTTCGATAAACCACGAATCTACCTCGTAGTCATTCACGCCCAAGACAGAAGCCATTGCCGCCACAGATGGGGATGATCGCTTCCAGGTAATAGTATCAAACAAAGCGATACGCATATCGTCTTTTGCCTCTCCATCTGGCATTGCCGAATAGTCCAGAACAATAGAATCCCACAAGTTCAGGCGCTGTAGAAGCCTGGTGCCTTGCCAGCGCATAACCTCTTTCGGGACCAGCGCCTGGCGCGCCTCATCCGCCTGTTGATCAGCGGTTTTCATCTTCGACCAATCAATCTTCATTTCCCGCTCCTGGCAACTTGATGGCCCCATCTTCTGGATTCACGATAGGCTCCGGGTAGCATGCATCATGACCAGCGTCCCAGGCTATGGGCAACAGCAAAGTTAGCTGAAGTTCCCCCCCCTGGCGGCGCACATCTCCTATGATGAATTCACAGTCCACGGCCTCTGCGGTCAGAACCGCGCCTTCTGGCAATGGGGTGAAGTCCAACAGCTCGCCATTGATTGTAAGCTTGTCTCCAGACTTGAGAACTTCCAGCGAGTCAGAGCGAAATTGTGGCGATAGATTTAATTTCATTTAATACCACCGACCTTTGGCTTCACATGAGACATAGTATGTGGCGCTTGCTCTGTTTATTCCTGAACCAAGGAAATATTGACCCCAAATCGAATTAGTTTGGGGGACCAATCCGCTTACCATGACAGCGCCTGCGCCTCCGCCAGCCAAAGTTAGGGCTACTGCTGGAGCACCTAAAAAAGTTGCAGGAAAAGCACCAAGGTCAACGGTAGGGCTGTAAACAATAGCCCCGCCATCACTATTTGAAATGGTTGTTGTGACGGTTTGAATTTTCCAGCAAATTAATGTTCCATCTGCAAGTCTAAGAAATTCTCCATTTGCATTACTCCCGCGCTGCAGGATTGCCCCCGTTGGAACTCCGCCAGATTGCGACACATTCCCAACAATATTGCCTCTATAGAAGAATAATGCCTGCAGCGTAGATTTGAGCGATGCCCATGTAAATTTACGAAGTACCCATGAGCCAGCACTATCTAGCAGCGGCAGCTCATCGGCATCAACCGGTGTTTTGCTTGTTGCAGCATGAATGAGCGCAGCAACATCTGCGGCATTACCTGGATCGCCCTTGTCTCCTTTTGGGCCTTTGATGTTTCCTGTGGTATTCCAGGGCATAGTTCACCTACGAGAACTGGTAGACGGTGCCATCTAGGCCGTCAAGGTAAATATCCCCAGCAATGGCGCCTGCAATCGTTCCAGGCGCGCCTGATCCGGTGTACCACTTTGATCCACGGACCCCAGTGGCGCCAGTGTCGCCTTTGTCTCCACGGTCGCCTTTCACGCCAGCAGGGCCCTGCTCACCTTGGTCGCCCTTGGCTCCCTGGATACCTTGAATACCCTGATCACCCTGGTCTCCCTTGGGGCCTTGAGGGCCGCGAAACTCAACGCCCGCACCATCAGCAGGGAACGCCGAGCCGGACCAAATGTAGAGCTTGCCATCGGCTTCAACAAGATAGCCGTCACCGGCATCAGCCGGAGTCAGCCCTGTTGGCAGGTCTGCGTAAGTCGCAACGGACCCAGCAATCTCAATGCCGGCGCCGTCGTCACCCTTTTGGCCCTGCGGCCCTTCCGGTCCTTGTGGACCGCGAATATTCCCAGATACTTCCCATGCCATAAATAAATCCCCTACGAAAGCGTGTAAATGTTCCCGGCTGCCGTGTCTAGATATGTGTCTCCAGGCTCTGCCCCCAAAATTACGCCGGGAGGTCCTGTGCCAGTGAATCTGATTTGACCCGGCTTCCCAGCTGGGCCGCGAATAGTTCCAATGTCCACCCAGTTGACGCCATTCCAAATATGTCCGTGTCCATCATTGCGCGTCACCCATAGCTCGCCAGGGTTAGCGCTTTCTGGCAGGCTGGAAGCGCTGTCCACGGCACCAACAACCTGAATCCCTGCCGGTCCTTGCTGACCATCCTCGCCGGCTGGCCCAGGCGCTCCTGGCGGACCTTGCTCAGCAGCGGAGATGATCTCAACTTCCGTTTCTGCAATGACGAAAGTCTTGTCCTCGCCATTGTGCTTGACGACAGTCTTCTCGATTACTACTTCAACGGCTTCCTTCTCGACTGTCCCGGTGGCGATGTAAGCCGTCGTCATCGCGTCACCTCGGGCGAAAGGGAAACCTTACCCTCGAATAGGCGCTCAACAATGCCATTGGAATACTCCAATTCAAAGTCGTAGACGCCAGAGCGGAAGGACAAAGCAGCAGAGGTATCCGCATCGATGTTGAGCGTAATTTCGCCGGCCAATGGTACTAGCTCAACCCCGCCATTCTCAGTGGTCAATTCAGCCAAGACCTGCTCATCCTGAACTTTCGCACGGATTTGCATGCGCCCCGTGCAGCCGGTTAGATTTACAGGAGCAGGGGGAGTGCCGGCTGAATAGGTGAATTTCTGCCTAAACGTAGCGCCTTGCTCAATCTCAAGATTAATAGTTGCTGCGCCCATATTTATGCCGTAGTGGTGGTATTGATGTCCGCATCTGCAGACATTGGGAATGTCGCATTGCAATAAGAAGTGTAAATCTGATCTGCTTGCTGGCTGCCCCACGTAGGATTGTGGCCGCATCCAAGGCGGCCATCGCCATCAAGATCGGCAATAAAGCGAAGACCTATTGAGGCCTCACCAGGCTGAGCAGGACTGGACAAAGGAATGGCTTGGGAGCATCTTTCAACGATTTGACCGTTGTCCACGCGAGGCGCTAAAGCCCCGATGGCCATATTGTTGGCGATGCCCATAACGATACCTCGCGCTGGCCCAGTAACTGGATCGCTGTACCCAGACAGCCCGCCGCCAACCGCAGAGTTTCTGCAGGAAAACTGCTGAGGCGCTTCTTTCGCGTCTATTACCAAAATGGCAGATTCAGGGGCCATGTTGTCAGATGACCAATTCACAGTCGCCTCTACACCAGGTGTTAGCCCAGAGATGGCATAGATGCGCGAATAACCCGACCCACTGGATTGAGCAGTCAAAGAGGTCATGGTGCCTGAAGATGCCCCGGACAATGCGACCGAAACCGTGAGCCCAACAGCGTCAAAAGGGCGATAGGCACAAATGAAGATAGTAGCCCGCTCGTATGCAGGGGTGAACCTCAGAATACCAGCGGCTTGGCGCAGCTCGACCGGTCCAGGACAAGCCACTGCCGGAAGGTCATCCACGAATCGAGACACTCCAGCGCGCTCGCCAAGACGGCACCCGCCAGCCATTCTTCTGGTGTGGTGAAGCATCAGGCCTCCCAGCGCAGGGAGATGTTGCCGGCCTCGGAACCCTTGATACCAAGAGCTGACAGGTTCGAGATGCCAAAGAAGGTGAAATAGGAGCGCGCCATGATATCCAGCTCATTGCCGCCAATGGTCACGATGATATCTGTGTCCATGCGGTTGATGATGGTCACCTGGGAGCAGGCTTGAGCAGCCAAAGCCACGTTAGCTGTCGTGACGTTCACGCGACGGTTGCCGCCAGATGCCAGTTTGGGCGTGGTCACTAGCGGTGTTGCTCGCATTTGAGCATCAGTAGCAGGACCAGATACCGGAACAGGCGTGGCGCGCAGCTCGGAGTTGGTGAGTCCACCGCCGCCGCCACTTCCGCCCCCGCCACCAGAGCCGATCAGCGTTGGCGTGCCGGCGCTATCGATAGAGTAGGGGCCGCTGCCATTGGTGATGTCGTAAAAGCCACCTGGGCCTTGCTGGTACTTCTGATCAATGGCCATTCAGCCCTCCGAAATGTTAATGCCCAGGGCGAGCCTGGGACTTGGGATTACTTGGCTTCTTCAAGCAGGGCGGCAAGTTCTTCTGCGCTACTGCGGCCGTCGTACTTGATGCCAGACTTTTTCAGCTCACCGATCAGATCAGCCTTGGACAAGGACTTTTCCTCGTCCTTGGGGCTTGCCACCACCAGTTTGGCAGCGGCTTTGTCGGAAACCTCTCGCACATGGGATGCAAGGGACCGGTGAACGCTTTCAGAGTCGAACACCTCGCCCATCACAACGCCATGCCAAGGTCGAATTACTTCAAACTTTGGCATGGACTCTCCTTATGCCAGGTTAGCGCCGTAAACGACACCGGACAAGCCGTCGCCGTCGCGCTTCACCTGGATACCCATGGCGCCCATGGCTTGGAAGTTGTAGTTGCTCTGCGGCATTGGACGAGGCAGAGGAACCACGCTCGTAGCCATGCCAACCAGAGGCGTAACCACATCACGGCGGCGCTCGTAGGCCAGGAACTCATTGCCGGTCAGGGCAAAGGTTCCACGGATCTCGCGGGCCGGGATGAAGTTGCGCACTGCATCCAGCACGTTTCCGGCCACCGAAGCGGCACCAGTACCCAGCTGGATCATGTAGGGCTGCGACAGATTGGCCATGATCTCTTGCGAAACCCACAGCACGTCGTAGGCTGCAACCTTGTTATTGCGCGCCGTCACGCCGAATGCGCCCTTGGTGAAGAAGTCAATGACTTGCTGCGGGGTCGCAGTGGTCAGATCGATGTTCGCACCGCCTGCGCCGGAGCCCAGGTTGATCTTGGCAGTGTTGCGGTGGTTGGTCAGGCCTTGGCCCTTGTAACCTTGCACACTGATGCGATCAGAGCCGCGCAGCAGGTATTCCACCAACTGCTTGTAGTAATGCGGCATCTTGGCTTCTTGCGACTGCATGGCCAGGTCAATGCCGACATTCTGCAGGCCGCGCTGATGACGCCAGTTAACACCCCAGCCAGCGGTGAAGATTGGGATTGGATCACCGTCGCTGGTGAAGTCGGCGTGGTCGAAGCTGTAAGGAGCCTGACCATCCATGCTCACAGAGACATCCTTGGCGATGTCGCCAGCGATGTCATAGATGCGCGCGGTGCGGCCGATGTCCAGCACGGTCTGCACACCTCGCAGGTCATCCAGGATCTCCATGCCGACTTCACGATTGCGGTTTTCCACAACGAAGCGGTCCACGTCAGCCCAGAAGTCGCCGCCGAAGACGTGAGCGTTGCCCACCAGCATCTCATCGGTCATGGTGTGACGGTATTCGGCCACCATCTTTTCGTTGGCCACCATCCACATGTTGCGGCGGGCGGTCAAATCTTCATAGTGCGCCTTCAGGCCGCGATTGACGGCGATGGCGGATTGGGTAAGAAACATGTTTTCTCCTTGATTTCAATGCTTCACTTAGGGCGTAGCCGGTGCCACAGTACCCACGCGCATACGCACGCGGATAAAGTCGGTCTGGCCCGATGCGATCACAGCATCGTCTTGGCTGTAGCCGATCACCGAATCGGTGTCGCTGGTAGCCTTGGCGCCCTGGCCGGCAGTGCCGAGCTTGATGGGGTCATCCTTCTTGTAGGTGCCGGCTGGGCAGAGGATCGCAAACTCGCGGCCTTCTTCCACATAGTTGCCGATACCAGAATCACCGGCAGGCACTGCATCACGGATGGTCAGGCCTTGGGTGTAGGCCGAGTCCAGCACGTAGATGCGGCCAGTCAGCGCGGTGGACTGCACCCACTTGTTGGCAGCATTGATGACCACGAAGGTGCCAGGCAGCAGAGCCACGTTGGTTTCGCGGGTTTCGGTTTTGTACAGCGATTTGCCGTCGATGTTGACGCGGCGGTAGTTGCTAGCCATTACTTACTCCTTAGGCAGGTTGGCGATGTCGGCCTTGATTGCACCGGGGCGATCTTGGCTCGAATGGTTGCCCATCAGGTTGGCAGCCTCGCCGCACTGGGCATAGGCAGCATCGAGGGCTGGGCCGCTCAGTGCGTTGGCCACGACATCACCCAGCTTCTCGGCAACCTTCTTTCGCTTTTCAGCCATGGCTGCGTCGGCGTTTGCGGTGATCGCCTTGTGGATGGTTTCTTGCTCGGTCTTCAGGGCTTCAACCTGAGACTTCAAGTCCTTGGTGCCGTCAGCGACAGCGTTGGCAACAATGGCCGCCAGCGCAACCTTGTCTTCGTCAGAGAATGCCATATCCGTATCTTCCTTTTCAACGTTGATTTGAGGCGCCTTCTTCCCAAAGATATGGCGCACCAGTGCGTTTGCCTTGATAACCCAGGTTTCCTTGCGTTTAACAGGGACACCCAAATTCTCAAATACAACGCGCCCGGCCTCCATTTTATACCCGAAAACCTCAGCATTACCCCCGTTGCGGGAGACGATGGCCTGGCTGTCAGTGAAGTCAGCGATCCAAACATAATCACGATCCGGGTCAGTTACCCAGTTTGCAATTGCTGCATCTTGCAGGCGCTGGCGTTTATCTTCGAAACTCTCTCCATCCAAAACACCGGAGTTTGCGATAACTGCAGGCTTGGCATTATCAGCATTCACCATCAGGCCGACGCCTTGATCTGGGGTTGCGGCACCAGCCTCGTTCAGAAGAATGGCGTCATGGTCCACGCCATGGATGCGCGCCACCCACTGGTACTCAGTAACACCTGCCGGAGCTGGCTCTTGCTCGCAGAACACGGCCACGCTGGTATGGATGGGCGGAACATCCTCTCCCTTTTGCAATGCCTCCACGCGCTGCAGTAGATCGCGTCCGCCCTGGGTGTTCTTGGCGAACTCCACATCCACCCACTTCTCCACATAGATGCGATTGCCGCTCTTTTTGGCGTTCATGTTGATCGCACCAATGTGATTGGTGTGGATGGCGAATCCATCAAACGCGCTGACATACTTACCGTCGCGCATGGGGTGCCCCAAAGGCGCCAACGTCTCATTCAGCTTGAGATAGTGCGCATCAATCTCAGACTCTGGGTAGAGCCCGCCATTCATCACGACATTCGACGGCAGGGTATAGCTCGGCAGAACGATGTAATCTCGTCCGTCTTTTACCTCTTTGCGAATGCTCTGAGAATTTACCTTGGTCTGGATATTAATCTGCATTGGCATCTTGCTTTTCCTCAAATTTCTTGCGCATTGCGTGCGCGCGCTCCTCGATGGCTGGCACTAGCGGTTTTCCGTCATTATCCACCATCACCTCTACCGTGGAGCACTTGCAATTTATGCTCGTTGACCCTTGGGCAAACCAATCCCGCGACTGCTCAACGGTGTATAGATTGCCGTGGCGCGCAGCGTGGTTTCGGCGAGTGGTTGGGCTCAAGGCGCTAATGTGCATGAGCTTCATATTCAGCCCATACTGCTGCTGCGCGTCCTCATATTCATCCCACCTAGCGCGGCGCAGAGCGGTGTTTATCTCAGTGCGCGCGATACGCTCGGCCCTGTAATTCTCGATGAGCGTCTGCTCCTGCAGGTTGCGGGCAATGGCCAGAGGATTGCGCCCCCGTGCCATACCATCAGTCAGGATGCGCGCCATGTCTGCCTTAATGTCGGCGGTGAGGTGCTTCATTTCCTCGAACTCGCGCGCGCGCAGGAGAACCAGCCGGCGCTGGTAGGGTTCAAGCGTGATCACATCGGATAGCGAGGCGCGTTCTGCTTTGTAGGCTGGAGACTGACGGGCGATATTGCGGATGGTCTTTGCCGTGCCCCGCTCATACGCAGGCTTTACAAAACCTGTCCAGAACCACAGATTAGGCTCGCCGCCCTCAAGCATGATCTCATCCACCAGCCATCCGATGTTGTCCAGCAGCGACTTTAGGATTCCTTGATCGAGTTGGTACACGTAGCGCTCTACGTTCACCTGGATCACCTGGCGCGGAAATCGGTCGATGGCCTCCACGTACAAGTCCACAGCAGCCTTGATGCGCCTCTTGAACTCACGGCTCGCCTTATTCACCGGCCCATCAGTACCCTCTGGGTCGCGCGGATCAGTGGGCAGGATGGGATAGGCTGGCTTACGCTTGGTCGTCGCCATCTTCACCTTCTGGCTCGAATCCAGCCTCTACACGGATTTCATCTCGATGGAACGGCTGTGCTGCTGGGTCAATAGCTTTCTCATTGATCTCAGCCATGACCTTGGCATTGGCCAGCTTCTCACCCGCCGTGGACTCGTTCAGGTCATCCCATGCGATGGTGATCTCTTCCGGCGCGACGAATACGCCAGCCTTGGCGATCTTTGCGATGAAATCCTGGATCTCGTCGGTCAGTTCGCTGAGGCGCCGGGCTTGGCAGCGGGCGTTGAAATATTGGCGGTCCTCAGTGCTGGCGCGCTCACCCGTCTGGGAGCCAACGATGATCTTGGCGGGGATGTCCACGCCGGCCGCGATGTTCTGCAGGTTCGTGTTGTAGATGGGCGAGGGGTCAGGAACGGTGCTAGTTATGGGCATCACCTTGCCGCCTTGCAAAGCCATGACGACATCATTACCCTGATTCATCCCGCGCGCAACCTCTTGGAACACATCGTTTAATTCGTCGGGGCGAACGCCATACATGGTTGCCAGGGTGCTCAAGTCCGCAGTTGGATCGAACTCGATAGCGAGCTGGCGCGATGCATTCTTGAGGAACGACTCGCCGCCGCCGCCGCATAGCTTTTCCAGGCTAATCAGGTCGTTGTAGACCGGCTCCAGCCAGCCCAGGGCATCGGGTGCAGCGTCACCCAGGATGAATATGCGGTCTGGGTGGATGGTCTTCTGGCTGATTGCCACGCCTTCAGGCGTAGTTTCCGTATAGATCCAGCTCTGCCCCCTACCATCCGGACTAGCTGGTCCTACTTTCAGCGCTTTAGACGAAACAGGTCGAACCTCAACAAGAGCCCGCCTAGAAGGGACTGGCACCGCCCAATCGTCCAGATCATCAGCATAAAACAGAATCAACGCACTGTAGCGGCGCACCAGGCGCAGCTCATCGGCACGGCGAAAAGCCTTCCACAGACGCAGATCCTTGGCCAGCTTGGCAAATTCCCCCTCCAACTGGCTTTCGTCGGTTGTGGTGTTTTCCTCGCCGCCTTCAACAACCGTGGGATTGGTCTTCCAGCAGTTACCCACCAGCTTAGACACGGCCCCATAGGCCACGCCACCGCGCCGCCACATGCTCTCAAGCATGTCCGCGCTGATGAGATCAGGAAAGCCGTACTCACACCAAGCCATGCTGCGCTTTTGATCCGATCCAGCGCCGCCCATGCCGCCCTGCAGGATGTTCTGGCGTGCCATGGCGAGAGACGATGCGCTGCGGTTGACCATCAGCATGCGCAGGTGTTCGGCCGCCGCCTGGAGCTTACTCTTATCCACAGGATGTTCAGTTTCCGCCATGTGCTTCTCTTTTCAAAATGGAACGTTTACCTGTTAACTGATATCCGTACTGCTCGGGATTATCGATTGCCTCGATGCTGGATGATTCTGGATCGCGCCATACTCGCAATCCCTCTGGCCCAGCGCGCCAGGCCGCCTCAGTGCGCGCGCATGCCGAACAAGGCGCCCGGACATGCAAAACCACCCCGATTTCTTTGGCTGTCAGTTTGTATATTGGCATTATCGCCTCTTTATGCGGCTTGGTAGCAGCAGTCCCATCGTCTGCTTGCGCTTGATTAATGGACCGATGGCGTAGCGTATCGCGTCCCAGTAATGATTGTGCTTGTCCACGATGGTAGTCAGAACATCTCCGCTCTGACGGTCAACCTTGTAGCTGTACAGCCTCGCCTCCTTGACCGTCTCATTGCATCGAGGGTGGATGATGATCTCTTTGTAGCTGCGAAGGTGGGAGATTCCATCCTCTACGCTGCCGGGCCACTTCTGGACGGGCTCAATGCGGTGTAGGCACTTACGCTCATTCTTGGGCCCGGCGCTTTTCACATGGCTGATCGTCTCGGGGCGGGCCGAGTCGGCGCGCACGGCGTGGCCCTCGATGCCAGGGATGCGCTGGATCATGTAGGCCGCCACATCGTCGCTCTCCAAGCCAACCCGGCCTGCCTCGTATTCGATGTAAAGCCGACTGTCTGCCACCCAGGTTTTGACTCCTGCTGTCGGGTCTTGCGAGAACCCCCAGTCAATGCCGTAGTACGGCCCATCCCAATCACTCCCTGGCTCAAACTCAGCCACACGGTATTTGCCAGCAAGAATCTGGGCATCACTGTTCTCGCGGTATGCACCATCCCACACCCATGCATAGGTCTGGTCATCCAGCCGCTCACGGTCTTCCTGGCGCTCTTGCTCCAGCACATCAGGAAACCAGGGGTTGTCAGAGTAGTTCAGCTCAACAATCTTGGAGTTGGCCGGCATCTCCTTGCGAAAGCGCTTATCGGTAGGGCTTCCATCCTTCTCCGGGTTCCACGTCACCCAAATCTCGGAGTTCTGCTCTCGTACGGTCGGGGTGAGCTTCTGCCAGGCCATCTCGCTGACGCTCTCGGCCTCGTCCACCCAAGCGATCAGAATGCGGGCTTTGGACTTGAGGCTGTCCAGGTTATGGCGCAGGCCGGAGAAGACATAGGACACGCGTCGGTTCTTCGTGCGAATGAACTTCTCGCCCATCTCGAAATAGGCATCCAGCCATGGGACAGACTTGATGGCCTGTTTTACCTCTTCCATGCTGGACTCTTCGAGCGAGTTCATGTACTCCCGAGCCGAGAGGATCACGCCAGATACGCCGGCCTCAGCGAACATGTAGGCCCGCACAGCCGTCATCAAAGCGAAGCTGCGGGTCTTGCCACTACCGCGACCACCGTATGAGCCACGGTAGCGCGCTGGCCCGCTGAATACATCGATCAGCTTAGGCGGGAGCTCAATCTGCGCTTTTGACACCAGGAGCCACCAGCTCAATAACAGTCGGGGCCAGCAGTACAGGCCCACCATCAGCGCCTGTCAGCTCGGCAGTAACCTTGTCGCCATAATCGCGCGGCGCAGTCTTGGATGCCCTCCAGCGGTAATGGTGGGCTAACTCCTTGGCCTGGGCAAGTGTGAATGGGTCGCGGGCATCCTCGATTACTGCTTCAGCCTTTTCGTCCCAGATGCGTGCGGCGTGGATACGAGCCTCGCGCGCGCGCGCGGAACGGTCAGGGTCAGTTGCTATCCAAACCGACATCGCCCCAAAAGACACACCAGCCTCAAGAGCAATGTGCTTCATCGGCTTGCCATCAGCCAGCTCATCCATTACGCGCTGCTCGGTATAGGCCGCCATTTTCTCGGGGGTAGATAGCGGCTTTTCCTTTGCTTCTGGTTTGGTCTTTGGCGTTTTGGCAGGCATATTCAAAATCCAATTGGAGTAGCAGTCATCCTAGTTCCCTTCAAAACTAGCCACTCCAGAGTTTTCTCGGGAACTCGCCCGGAAACCATAGCAAAGATTCCGAGCGCCTTTACTGCATGTGGAAGCCACCATGAAAACTCACAGTGGAGCGTCACAGTCAGTTCGTCTTCATGCATAGTTACCCCTTTTTTTGGTTGATGAGGTGAGTTTATCACCCGCGTGCAATTGCGTCTTGCGCGACGAAGCCTGTTCCATTCCAAGCATAAGTCTTGGGGTTTTCATAGATTACAGTCGCCTCTGTGCACACCTCCCCATTGACGGAAACAATCTGCTGTGATCCTGGAAACTTCAGGCCCCGCTTATCAAGGTACTCATAGATTGCCTGGGCCAATTCCTCGCCGGTCAATTGAATCTTCATCTCTCACTCCTTCGCATCTGGTTAAATTTCGCTGGTTATTCCGGGGGGAACTGGCGCTGAGGAATGCGCGGGCATACAGGAAAAATCTCCTGCTCGCAGAGGAAAATTGTTCCTTGCGTACTTAGCGCTGAAGTTACCCGCTTGACTACCCGGAAGCGGCGCGTCTTGGTGGCAATGGAATTTCCGTTGATGAAGCGCAGTGGCCGCTCAAAGAAAGTCACAGTGGCATTGTCCATATCGACAGCCAGAACGTCGTAGATGTACTCTCCCTTTTCTACATCTACTGTTATGGAGCCTGGGGAGTTTTCTGGGGTGTAAATCATTTTTTGCACTCCTTCTGAGCTTTTTTCTTGATCTTAGAAAAATCCTCTTTTAACTCTTGATATTCGGGGGTGTTGAAAAGTAGCACGATACTAATTCCAAGCGCAAAGAGTACACCGTAAAGCAAAATGTCAATTAGTGCATGGCTCATCACAGACCCCATCCTTCCTTGGTCATGACGCGCTCCATGTGGGCGGCGGCCATCTGGTTCATCGTGTCTTTGCCTGCAGGCTTGCTGGGGTGGATAGGCCCACGATTCTCCGCATAGGTCGCCTCCCACCTCCGCGCGCTATCAGACATCTCACTGCCTGCGACTCGGTGCCCCACTATGCATCCGGCTACGAATACACAGACCAGTGCCAGGCCCGCGATAAGAACTAGCGTAATGGTCATTCCAGTTTCTCCCCGTCTTGTAAACGACGAATGTTGCGGCGCAAGTATGCTCGGGCTTCGCTTTCCTCGCGCTTGCCGGGAAGCATGTTATGAGCATTCTGGAGGGTGCGACAAGCATCCCGCACCAGCTCATTGGTCTTGACTCGGCCGACGTTCAACCCATCGGCTCTTCCCAGCATGTAGAAGATGGCGCCCGTGAAGGTCATCAGGATCAGGGTGGTGGTTACGTCAAACATTTGGCCACCTCGCATTCCAAATATTCGCTACCTCTTTCTCGGCTCTGACTCTGGTGCCGCCCATGTCCACATATTCCAAGGAAGCCTTGCATTTCGTGCATTGTGCTATGGCCTTCCAAATGAATGCGCGCCCCTCCCCCCTCAGACATGCCGCCCCGCCACAGAACGGGCATGCCTTCAGTTCTTCACTCATACGCCACCCCCTTGAACTTGCAAAACGCCATGAGCGCTGCGGTTTTACGGTCCTGGTGCTGGGCTGATACTCCCTCGCATGTTGCGCACCAGCGGCGTCCGAAATATTCGGTTTCGATCCGAGTCCCATCTTTGTGATGCCCATCCATAAGACGGTCGGCGATG